TTCGCGTGCTGATTTACTTCGCTCGCCTGTTCATCATGTGGGTGGGCGTCAAGCTGATGGGACTCGACAGCCTGACGTGGTGGCAAGCCACTGGCTGCATGCTGATGTTCATCGCCGGTACGTTCGACCGCGAACAATGGATGCGTGGGTACCGGTATGGCCTTAAAAACAACCCCCGCTGAAGTGCTGAGCGCGCCGCAGCTGTACTCGCTGAAGCGCGCCGTCTCCGAGCGCGTAGCCAAGCTGGTGCCGCCTGCTGACAGCACGATCCAGCAACGCATCCTCGTATCGCAGCGCGCCGTTGCCATCGGCGACCTCGTTGCCAAGAGCGTCACGCACGCCACCGTGTGCGAAGAACGCGACTCCGTGCGCCTGTTGACGAACATGGAACTGCACGTCTTCTGGGACGGCGAGCTTGAGCCGACCACTGTGCGGTACTCGTTCTCGGATGTAGTACAGAGCCGGCCGGAGCGTCGCGCGCTCCGCAAGAACGATGACTGGTGGCGTCACGCCATGAGCGTGCTGATCGCTGGCATTCCCGAGGGCACGCTGCTCGCAGCGGTCCTGAAATACACCCCCACGAACGGAGCAACCGACAATGTTTAGCCCACAGGGCGGACTGGCCGCCCAATGCCGCACGCACAACAAGGCCCTGCACGGTCTGCAAGGCACGTCGGAGATCACGCTGGACCTCTCACGCTACCCGCAGGCGGTGCGCACCCGAGCGTCCAACCAGATCGACTGCCGCGTGCGTACCACGGATGCGTACTCGTCCCTGAGCGGCGGACTCATCCGCCTGATGGAGTATCTCTACGCGTTCAACCTGCCGCTCAACCTCGCGCGCGGCAACCGGCAGGTACTCGTCCCGCGCGAACACCTGCAAGAGGCGAAGGACCTCGTGCACCTGATGAACATGGAGTGCGCCGCCGTTGCCACCGTGGGCGAGGCGAAGAACTGCAACGGCGTGTGGTTCTACATGACGGGCAGCCAGTTGGGCGTTCATGATCGCCCGAGTCGCTACAACGAGAAGCTGTTCTTCTCCCGGCTTGGCCCGCTGATGCGCAAGTGCTGCGCGGACCATGTGAACGAACGGGCGGACCAAGCCGTGGTGGCTCTTACGAAGGCCATCACGGTACAGACGACGGCCAATCTGGAATTCACGAAGTGAGCAAGTGGCTCAGGTACAAAGAGGAGGAGAAAGTGAGCGGCGAAACCAACAGACTGAACGACTACCTGCGCGAGCAGATCAACCAGACGGTGAAGAACTACCTGTCGTGGCTGCGCGCCAAGATCGAGCCCATCATCGTCACGGAGGAAGACCGCGAGGACCTCATCCGCGCGGCCTACGGCGACGACGTCCGCGACTTGCAGCTTCGGCTGTACGCACTCGCGCCTGACGCCGTGGAGACCTCCTACGGCACTTCCCTGCGCTTCAGAATGGAGCGCGAGAACGAGACTGACGCCCCCATCGCCCGCACCGTCACGCTGAGCCACGGCGACCGTAGGCCGTCCTACGACCTCCCACGCAACAACCTGCTCAATCCGGCCATCTATCCGGGCATGCTGGAGTGGTTGCAGGCGTGCCACGCCATGGACGTGATGATCGCCAAGGACTGCAACTTCGTGCATACCCTGTGCGAACAGCTGGGCACCTACGGTCAGCTGCTGCGCCTGTGGCCGGACTTCATCCAGTACCTGCCCGGCAAGGAACGACTGGAAGTAGCGCGCAACCAGAAGAAGCGCAGCGCCGTGCAGGCCGAGTACGAGTTCGCCATGGGCAAGAAGCTCACCCGCTGGGATGTTCAGGACAGGCTCCATAGGATCAACACGAGACTCGCCGAAGGCGCCTTGCTCAAGTCGGTCATCAACGAGCAGCGCGAGAAGAACCAGCAGACCGAAGAGTATCGGGCTGAGCTTTGGCCGGCATGAACACCGAGGAAGCCGACCTGACGGTGCTGCTTCAGGCAGCATGGACGCGGCACATGATCGACAAGTACCACGTCCCGCTGGCAAAAGCCCGGCTCGCTGCCGGGCACCTGACCAAGGGCATCGTGCTGCGCCGTGGCGCGAAAGTCGTTCAAGTGGACTTCGTGTTCCGTCGCCTCGACCGAGCGTACACGTTCCAGAGAGAGGTTGGTGGATGGATACACGACGACGTCATCGTGGGGCTTAACGCTGCGGTGTCATCCATCGCCGACGACATCCTGACTGGAGCCATATTGGCCGTTGACCAAGCGCCGCCGCCCGGCGAGGACGAGGAAACGCACAGCGTCAAGTGGTATCTGGAACAAACCGAGAAGCTGGCAGCCCTGTGACCGACTTCACCACGATGATGCGCTCGACGGCCACGGTCGTCATCAGCAAGACCCTGTCCTGTTCGCTGGACCAAGCGCACGCGCTCGCGGGCCGCATCCATCGACTGGAGTACACGCACCCGGTATTCCACGGGCCGCGCAACTTCAAATGCGCGCTGTACATCAACGACAGCAACGACAGCAACGACAGCAACGGCAGCAGAAGCCTGTCCCTGTATGAATTCGTGCACGAACTGAAACCGGGCGAGTTCTCGGAGTATTCCGCATGTCAGATGCCAGCGATGCGCAAGCTCGTCGTCGCGCGCTCACTCTTTCACAGTTTGGACCAAGTACGTTGGCTCAGTCTGTTTCTATGACCAACAAACTCTCGCAGGAACACATCACGCACATAGCTCGCGCGCAGCTGAATCAACTGTTGCTGCGCGAAGGCTACACGCTGGTGCAGCGCCAGAAGATCGGCGAAAGCATGGTCAGCGTAGTGATGGATGACAACCCGTTCGACTACTCGGCGATGGTGAAGATGGTATTCACGATTGGCGGCAAGACGCAGCGGTTCAACTACGAAGTGGGTCGTCAGTCTCCTACCGCGCTGAGTCAGCGCGAAGGCCGGGCTACTTCGCTGATTACTGAGGCACTCGAAAGCATGGACAAGCTGGTATGGCTGACAATCGCAAGCTAGTCGAGTGTGCGCAGCGCCGCTTCGTGCGCAGGCTGGTGCGCGAGTTCGGCATGACGTACCCGGAGACGCACATCGTCAAGAACCTGACGAACGTGATCCTTGAGCGGCACCACAACAACGGTGGGCGCGGGGCGGTTCATTTCTACGGGCGAGATGTTACGCCTTCCGTGAGCGTGCGCATGCAGCTGCAAGGCTCGGACGTGTACAGCATCCAGACGCGTGTCGTATCCAACCTCGTGAAGCGCGCCGTGGACTCGCTGGATGTTCTCCAGATCGGAATTCTGCTCAGTGAATGAATTCAAAGCCGAGCCCGGCGACATCGTGGAGAGCTTCGGTATCTATGCCGTATTCGAGGGCTACCACGAACGCGACATCGCGCACATCTACGCACGCGACAACTTCAGAGGCGTAGTCCTGTGCGCATTGGAGACTGGCTCGCTTACTATTCCTATCTGGCGGAAGGTCCACCCCGACGAAGAAGGCAACGTGCCGCCAATCCTAGTGATGCTGTCCAAGGCGATGAAGTCATGAGCGTGTACACCGACGAGTTCGGCGACAGCATTCGCCCCGGCATGTTGCTGCACCACATGGGCATCTGGCTGGTCACGATCAATCGCGACCACAGCAAGGAATACGCCGACGAGAAGCGCTGGTACTGCTGCATCCACAATCACGGCAAGGGACCGGACACCTACGTGCTGCCCGTACCGCAGGACGTGCTGCTCGACCTGATGGTGCGCTCGCGCCCGGAGGACGACAAAGCACCGCCCGCGCTGCAAATGCTGGCGACGGTGCTTCGCCGATGACCAAGCGCACGAAGAAGCTCGCGCGCCAAGCGCGGAAGAAAGCCGTAACCGGCAAGGGCAGCCACGCGCGGGCAACCAAGACCGTCGCGCCGAACCTCACCACGGCGCGCGCACTGATCGTGGAGAAGATGCGCAACTGGTACGATCTGGAAAAGACGCTGTGCATCCGTGTCTCCAACATGCTCACCGACGTGTCGATTGGACGCGACTGGCAGACCGGAGAGACGCAGGCCGAGTTCATGTTCGTTGGCTTCGGTGTCATCTGCGTCGTGCTGGACGGCATGCACAACCTGTCCACGGCGCTGAGCAGCATCGACGAACTGGTGTGGGCGTTGTTGATCGCTGAAGCGAAGGCTGCGGTGTCATGAGCGAGGAAGTGAGCCAGCTGGAATACGCGCGCAGCGCGATCTTCTTCATGCTGTACTCCGAGAGACAGCTGGAGCGCAAGCAGGCGCGTCGCGCGGCTGAACGGCTATTGGGCATCGAGGCTTCGTACAACAGGCGCAGGCAGCAGTACATGGTCCGGCTGACGTTCGCGGGGCTGCCTCGTTCCATCGAGTCGTTCCACGATATGTCGAGCATGTACACCGGCTTGGACGCCAAGACCAAGGGGCTCAACGCCGAGCAGGGGATGATCTACCGTGCCATTCACCTTGTGGACCCGATGCTATGGATCGCGATAGCCGCATAGTTTTCAGCGCAAACGAAGACACAGTTCGCTCGCTGATGCGCGGCATGGACCTCCCGGACAACATCCCGAGCATGATGCGCAAGAACGCTTCGCGCTCGCTGAACAGCGTGGAGATCACGGTGCCCAACGACGGGCACTCGTTGCGCCGCGCGACGATAACGCTCATATTCAAGAACCCGGACTTCAGCGTGATCGCCCACCACGGCGTGGCGATGAAACACGAGAACGGGCGCTGGGCCATCGTCCGTGAAGACCACGACCTCTGCCTGCGCGCCGCTGTGCGCGCCATCGACCCGCTGGTGTGGGGAATCCTCAGTGCCTGACCTGAAAGGAACGCGCGGAGTGAATCGCAGGGTGCTGATGCTGCTGCACGAAACCAAGAGTGTCCTCGAACTGCGCTGCTCGCTGATCCGCCCGCAGTGTTCGCGCCACACGCTGGTGGACCGGCTCGATGGCATCGAAGTCGCTGGCGACACGGGCGACTGGCTGGTGGTGCCGAAGGTCACGCTGCTGTTCGTCGATCTCGATGGGAACATCTTCCACGCGCCTGTTGTGCCGGAATACTCGCAGTGGTACTTGAAGGCGCTGCTCGGCGGGCACGCATCCACGCCACCATGCCCGCTCGCTGAAGACCAAATACTAGGGCTGCTGCTGCACTATGGCTAACGATGAGCGCGACGACACGCTGAAGCAACAGCACATTCGCGCAGCGTTCGAGTCGCAGCTGTTTCGCCATCGCCGCGACACGCTGGCGACAAGCAACGTGTGGGAACCGACCTACCGCGTGGCGATGGTCTACAAGTACCCGGTGACGGGGCCGGAGGGCAACGGCGTCTGGCTGCTGTTCGACCACGGCTACAAAGCTCCTACCACGGAGAAGTTCGCAAGATGGTTCAACGAGCGCGGCGACGTCCTGCCGCCCCCGCCGCTCGATGACCCGACGATCAGTGCGCTACTACTCAAATTTGGTGTACGCTAAGAGCATGTTCACCTACGAAGCCTCTCCGAACAGCGCCGTGACCCGAGATGCTATGGCTAGCTTCTGGCTCCAGCGCTACTGCGCGCGCGTGGACGTGGCCCGTTCGATCATGCACAATTCTGGCGTACCGTTCCCGGCCGCCATGGAAGCCGCCGAGGGCGTGATGAACCAGCAGTTCAACCAGTGGCTGTCGCAGGGCAAGCTGTGAAGACGATCACCGTCGATTTCGAGAGCTTCTGGTCGCAGGACTACACGCTGTCCAAGATGACGACGCAGGAGTACGTGCGCGACCCGCGCTTCCAGCTGATCGGCATGGGCTTCGCTGTTGGCAACGACCGCCCGCGCTACGTGAGCGGCCCCACCGACGTGATGCTGGCTGCGGCCGCGCTGCCATGGAGCGAGTCCGTCGTGATCGCGCACAACGCGCAGTTCGATGGCGCGATACTCGAATGGCTGATCGGCTTCCACGCGCGCACCTACTTCTGCACGATGCAGGCAGCGAACGCGTGCGTAAAGCCATGGACAGGTTCAGCATCGTTGGCCTCGTGCGCAACGTACTTCAACCTGCCAGAGAAGATGACCGGCATCCTGCAAGCCACGCGCGGGCTGCGCCACGAGCAGCTGACGCTGGAGCAACGGCGCGCGATGGCGGAATACTGCAAGCACGACGTGATGATTACGCGCGAATTGTTCCAGCGCATGCGCGACAAATTCAACGAAGACGAGACAGACCTGATCGACCTCACGATCAAGAAATACGTCCGGCCTAAAATCGTCCTGTCGCGCAAGCGCATCAAGGAAGCGCAATACGAACTGGAACAGCGGCGCACCGCCCTGCTGACACAGCTGGGCGACGAGAAGTGGGCCAGCGCGACGATCTCCAGCAACGAGAAATTCGCCGAAGCGCTGCGTGCGCTCGGCGTCGAGCCGCCGATGAAAGTCAGCGGACGCACAGGCCAACAAACGTATGCGTTCGCCAAGACCGATCCTGATTTTCTTGAGCTACAGGAACACGATGATCCCGACGTGCAGACGCTGGTGAACGTGCGCATCGGCGCGAAGTCCACGCTGGAGGAATCGCGACTGGAGAAGTTCCTGCGCATCGCCGACATCGACCCGGACCAGAAGCTCGCCGTGCCGCTCACCTACTACGGCGCGGGCACCGGGCGCATGAGCGCGCGCGACGGAATCAACCTACAGAACCTCACGAAGAAGTCGCCGATACGCGACTGCCTCACCGCGCCGCCCGGCTACAAGGTCGTGACGGCTGACCTCTCGCAGATCGAAGCACGCGTGCTGGCATGCATTGCGGGGCAGGACGACCTTCTCGAAGAATTCGCTACTGGGGCCGACCCCTACTCGTCCTTTGCTACGGACCTGTACGGTGTGCCCGTCTCCAAGGAGGAGAACACGGACCTGCGTGACGTGGGCAAAGCAGCGATTCTCCAGCTTGGCTTCTACGCAGGCGTGAGCGGCTTCGACCGCTACTTGAAGACCAAAGCCAACAACCCGCAGCCGCTCGATGAAGTGGAGCGCATCGTCAACGCCTACCGTCGCCGGTACGGCCACATAGCCAAGCTGTGGAAGTGGATGGAGAAAACCGCCACGCCGGTCATCCTCGGCACGAACGGCGGCGCTACATGCGCGATTGCCAACTGCGTCTATTCCACCCATCAGCTGACGCTGCCTAACGGCATGCCGATCTACTATCCGCACGCGCGCCGGCAGCTGAACGGCGACGTGATCTACGACTCGTTCCGTGGCAAGAGCGGAGCCGTCAAGGAGGTAAAGCTATGGCCGGGCCTGCTGACCGAGAACATCGTGCAAGCGCTGGCGAGGATCATCCTCTCGACCGCCGAAGTGAGTCTGGCACGCGCCGGGCTGCTCGCGGCCTTGCAGGTACACGACGAACTGGTATTCATCGTGAAGGAAGCGGCGGTGCGTGCGGTGTCATTGGCGCTGCGCCGGGCGATGACCCAGCGTGTTTCATGGATGCCGAATCTTCCCTTGGCATGCGACATCAAGGTAGGGAACACCTACAAGGAGGCAAAGTGAAACTGGAGAGCGTTGATCCCGGCGGACGGCAAGTGCCGCTGTTCCGTGGGATGGATTGGTTCCTGCTCGGGTTTGCCACGGGCATGCTGGTGACGGGGACGGTAGTCGGCATCTGGCTGACGCTCGGCGCGCCTGCATGAGCCTGTCAGACGCCTGCGATGCCGTCATGAAGGCCCGGCGCGAGTACCACGCCGCTGCGCAGGAATACGAGCGCGTGCAGTACAAGCTGGACGTTGCCCGCAACCAGCTGGAGAGCGCGCAGCGTGACTTCGACAACGCCGTGCGCACCTTCGCTGAAAAAGCCAATGTCGCATGACGACCTCGCGCGCGAACTCAAGGAAGCGCAGCGGCTGCTCCAGCGGGCGAACCTGCTGTGGGCGGCGGGTTTGTTGCGCGGGCCGATCCGTGACCCGGACGATGCCAACGAGTGGATCGAGAACGTGCGCAAGTACGTCAAACGAACCGTGCGGACGAAGCGTACCGCAGAGGGAGAGTGAGCCCAAGTTCAGAGTGAACCAATGCGTGGAGCGAGTCATTCAAGACGACAGTACCAGATGTAGCGAACGAGCCAGTGGTGACGATAGCGCCTAATGAGGAAAGCGAGTCTGTACAGGTGGAGTGAACCATGGACCTCGAACGAGCCACTAGGTCATAGCGGACCGGACAACAGGAGCGAGCCCATCAACCTGTGAGTACCAAGAACTGTAAGCGAGCCATTCAAGAGAAGCGCACCGTTGAGGATGAGCGAGACAACTTTTGGAGCGAGCCTTATAGGTGATCGAGTCAACCCCTTAGAGGGCACCATATAGAGTGAACGAGCCCTTTTTCGTGGAGAGTACCAATCGACGAGAGCGAGTCGTGTTAAGGAAGCGCACCGTGGGTGCTGAACGAGTCTGGAGCGACGAGCGGACCACCTTATGCGAACGAGTCAACATCCATGAGAGAACCCCGTTTCACGAACGAGCCATTGTCCCAATGAGAACCACCCAACCGGAGCGACCTGCAATGAACGAAGACCTGCAACCTGTCATTCGTCTGAGCCGCGACATCGCGGAAGCGGCGAAGACGCTGTCCGATCAAGAAGCGCGTTATCTCGTGGACGCGTATTACATGATGCAAGAGGATCGCAAGCGCGCGCACAACCAAGTGCGTGCTATGACCACCCCGAATCCCGAAAGCGAGCAGCAGCCGGAGCCGCACACCGTCATCCACTGGCTGGCGGAGCAGTCGTCCACGCTGGAGAAGCAGATTCAGCGCGCGCTCGACAAGTACACCGACGGCCACCCGATGGGATCGTGGATGCGCAGCGTGAAAGGCATCGGTCCCGTACTGAGCGCGGGTTTGCTGGCGCACATCGACATCAGCAAGGCACCCACCGTGGGCCACATCTGGCGCTTCGCCGGGCTCGACCCCACCACGAAGTGGAACAAGGGCCAGAAACGGCCGTGGAACGCCACGCTGAAGACGCTGTGCTGGAAGATCGGCCAGTCGTTCATGAAGCTCTCCAATGACCCGGAGTGCTACTACGGGCGCATCTACCGTGAGCGGAAAGCCTACGAGCAGGCCCGTAATGGGACAGCAGCGGTAGCCGAAGCTGTCGCCGCCGGGCTCGCGAAAGTCGGCAAGGACACGGAGGCGTACAAGCACCTGTCCGCTGGCAACTTGCCGCCGGGCCAGATCGACGCCCGCGCGCGCCGCTACGCGGTGAAGCTGTTCCTGTCGCACATGCACGACCAGTGGTATCGCCAGCACTTCGGCACCGCGCCGCCGCTGCCGTATCCCATCGCGCACCTTGGTCATGTCCACTTCATCGAGCCGCCGAAGTAAAACCACTACCTCCCCTGCATGGAGTAACGAACATGTCTGTCACTGCTTTCGTAGTAGATATAACCCCTGCTCTTGCTGAGCAGTGGTTGAAGATGAACACCAACAACCGCCTCGTGCGTGAAGCGCACGTCGTTGCTTTGTCGAAGGCCATGCTGGCTGGAGAGTGGAAGCTGAACGGCGACACCATACGCATGAACAGCAGCTTGCTGTTGGACGGCCAGCATCGGTTGATGGCTGTGGTGCGCTCCGGCGTAACAATCCAGTCCCTCGTGGTTACAGGCGTCAGCAGCGACGTTTTCGACACCATCGACAAGGGGCGCAAGCGCACCACCGGGGACACTCTGCACTTGCGCGGAGAGAAGCACGCGTCGCTTCTTGCCGGGACGGCTCGCGCGCTGATCGAACTGGAATCGTGTTCCATGGTGATTCTGGCACGCAGCGACAAGGAGATCGTTGACTGCATCAATCGGCATCCGAGCGCGCGCGACGTCATATCACACAACTGCGGCACACGCGCGTTGCGCAAGTTGAAGATATACCCGCCGTCGCTGTACATGGCGATCAGGGTATTGGCTTCTGAGAAGGACAAGACGTTGGCGGACCTGTTCTTCGCGCACATCGACGACGGCGACGTGTTCCAGCCCGACGAACCGGTAAGTATCCTGCGCGAGCGCCTGATCGAAACGCGCTCTACCTCTCGTGCACACACGCGGGAAGCAGTAGCTATCCTTACCATCAAGGCGTGGAACGCCACGCGAGCGGGCAAGAAAGTTGGCGTTCTTCGCGCCCTTCGCGACGAATCCATTCCTGTTATCGCGTAACTACCGGAGTAAAAAGCAATGGAAGGTTGGCAGGAACGGTTGGTCCAAGAGGGCATCGAACTGAGCGCACGGCTGGAGAAGCTGTGCCTGTTCATCGGCTCCAAAGAGTGGTTCAACATCAGCGACGAGGAACAGAAGCTGCTGTGGGCGCAACACGACGCCATGCAGAAGTATCGCACTGTCCTCTTGGCCCGCACGCGGAGGCTTCCCAATGGGCGCGCACATGAAGCTGAAGCACCCGGAGTACGCCGATGACAAAGCGTGAACGGGAGCTACGCAAGAAACTACTGGACAACGGACTGGTCATCGACCGATTCAGCAGGACCGGTAACGTGCACTACCAAGCGCGTGTCACGGCTCCTGACGGTACCAAGTCCGTGATCCACTTCGGCTGCACGCCAAGCGACGTGCGCGCGGCCAAGAACGAACTGGCGACGATACGACAGCACGCGGAGGGACGACCCCATGGGCGACGTCGTTGACCTCGACTCGCAGCGCCCACACCTGCAAGGTCAGGCGCGCTGCGGCGGCTGCCAGCACAAATGGCAGGCAGTGGTTCCAGTCGGCACGGTGACGCACCTTGAGTGCCCCGCATGTCACCGGACGCTGGGCGTTATGACGCAGCACGTCCTGCGTGGCGACGACGACAGCTGGCATTGGGTCTGCAAGTGCGGCTGCGACATGTTCCACATCCACGAGCAAGGCACCTACTGCGCCTCGTGCGGCAGCTACAAATGGGAGAAGACATGACTCAGGTTCTCGACATCGACGACGGCGAACTGCCGCCGGAAGACCTCACGCCGGTAGACCCGCGCGTGCTGAAGCAACGCGAACGCGAGGAGATCGAAGCGCAGACCAAGGCGTTCCTCGAACGCGGCGGGCAGGTCAAGAACCTCGACCCCGGCATGCAGGGGTACGAGTTCATCACCAAGTACGCGCAGCCAAAGAAGGGCTCGCCGCGCAAATTCAACGCATCCGTGGTGCCTGCATGCACACCCTGACGATCTTCTACTGCACAGTGCAGATCACGGTGTACCACACGCGCTCGCCGGCCAATGCCGGAAGCAGTCTCGTTGACACGGCGAAGATGCCCGGCAGCGAAGCCGCGACGATCACGGAGCAGCACGGCTACTTCATCACCGCCTACGACGAGCAGTTGGCGCGCAACGCTATGTACGAGATGTTCGGCAACGGTGCACGAGTCAACGTCACGCCATGCGGGAGCGCGTTGCTATGACTCAGACACCCGAAGGCAAAGTCAAAGACGCAGTGAAAGCCGTGCTGGGAAAATACGGCGTTTTCTACTCGATGCCCGTGCAAACCGGCTATGGCAGCTGTATGCTGGATTTCCATCCGTGCTTCCTGCGCGGCGTTGGATTCTGCATCGAAACCAAGGCTCCCGGCGGCCGGCTGACGCCCCGGCAAGCGAACGTGATCGAGTTGCTCCACGCGCAGCAGATTCGCACGTTCGTCATCCGGGACGCGGTGACGCTGAACGACCTTCGGTTGTTCTTGGAGGCTATTCCGTGACGGCATGGGCGATCTCCGGGCTCAAAGACTACGAACTCTGCCCGCGCAAGTATCATGAGGAACGTGTCCTCAAGAGAGTAGAGCGGGTCTACAACGCCAAGGGCGACGACGGCAAGGACAAGCACAAGGCCATCGAGAACTACTTCGTCGAGGAGCGGCCGCTGCCGCCGACGCTGAACGCTCACGCGCGCGTGCTGTCGCTGATCCGCGACAAGCTGGAAGGCATGGAGTTGTTCCCCGAAGTAAAGCTCGGCGTGACGCAGCTACTCACGCCCTGCGACTTCTGGGACGACCTGTGCTGGGCGCGCGGGGTCGCAGACCTCGTCGCCGTGGCGAAGAACGCGCTCATCGTGCTGGACTGGAAGACCGGTCGGCCGAACGACGACTTCGACCAGCTGGCGCTCATGGCGCTGATGCTGTTCGCCAAGTACCCGCACATCAACGAAGTACGCGCTGGGTACTACTGGATGAAGGAAATGCGCCTTGCCCCGCGTATCTTCTACCGCCGCGAGTGGACTGGCCTGTGGGGCGACTTCGTGCAGCGCGCCGAGCGCATGCTGTCGGATACGCGCTTCCACCCGCGCACGAACTTCCTGTGCAAGAAGTGGTGTCCTGTGAAAACCTGCCCCTACAACGGAGCCAACGCATGACGCTGTCGTTCAAGCTGTTCCCCGAACACCGGAAGGTCGTCCTTCCGTACCACGCGAAACTCGCGGCGGTCGTTGGAGGCGAACGCCGCACGCTAGCTGGCATCGACTGCATCGTTGCCGATCACACGGCCGACTTGGTGCGGTTTATGGAGAACCTCGGCACGCAGATTCCGCCGCCGATCATGCACCACTACAACTGGCCGGGCGCGCGCGTGCCGTTCGAGTCGCAGACCGTCACGGCCGCGATGATGACGATGAACAAGCGCGCCTACGTGCTGAACGAACTCGGCACTGGCAAGACGTTCGCCGCGCTGGGCGCGATGGACTACCTCATGGACGAGTTGGAGATTCACAAGGCGCTGATCGTGGCCCCTGTATCCACGCTGACGTGCGTGTGGGAGCGCGAAATCTTCGCGACGATGCCGCACCGCACCTGTGCCTTGCTGTACGGGGACGCGCAGCAGCGCCTGAAAGCTCTCTCGCAGGACGTGGACTTCTACATCGTCAACCACGACGGCCTGCGCGTGAAGTCGCTCTACGCAGCGCTGCTGAAGCGCAGGGACATCGACTGCATCCTGATCGACGAATTGGCGGCATATCGCAACGGCCAGTCCACGCGCTGGAAGCTGATGAGCGCGCTCACCAGCACGCGCAAGTACGTGTGGGGCATGACCGGCGCGCCCACGCCCAACGATCCGACGGATGCGTTCGCGCAGGCGAAGCTCATCAATCCGAAGCGGCTGCCGGTGGCGTTCTTCAAGGCGTTCCGCGACATGACGATGCGCCAGATCAGCCAGTTCAAGTGGGTGCCGAAGACCGACGCCAACCAGATCGTGCACGACGCGATGCAACCAGCGGTGCGCTTCACGCGCGCCGAGTGCGTGGACTTGCCGCCGCTGCTCATCACCGAGCGTGACCCGCCGCTCTCGAAGGAGCAGGAAGCCGCGTACCGCGACATGCACTCGAACATGCGCGTGAAGTTCCAGAAGGACCCCCGCGCGATCTACGCGCCCAACGCCGGAGTGCAGCTGGGCAAGCTGCTCCAGATCGGCGCGGGTTTCGTCTATGGCCCGGACGGGTCCGCCATACTCATAGATTACTCAGAGCGCTTCGACGCGCTGGAGGAGATCATCTACGAGGCCGAGAAGAAGGTCATCGTCTTCTTGCCTTTCACTCGTGGGGTTGATAGGCTTTACTCAGATTTGATGCAGGCCGGGCATTCGGTTGCCAAGGTCTACGGGGACACGCCGAAAGCTGAGCGGGATCGCATCTTCAATGCGTTCCAGTCGCAGGCCGATCCACATGTCCTCGTGGCGCACCCGAAGTGCATGAGCCACGGACTCACGCTCACGGCCGCGAACACCATCGTGTGGTTCTCGCCGTCGTTGTCGCGCGAGACCTACGAGCAGGCCAACGGCCGCGTGTCGCGGCCGGGGCAGGACACCCACCAGCTGGTCGTTCGGTTGGTGTCCACGATGGCTGAGCGCAAGGCGTACCGGGTCCTCGACCGGCGCGGCGCTGTGCAGGACGTGTTACTGGAGTTGTTTGCTGCCGATTAATTGCACGTATCTTTGGAGGTACGAATGGACGTAGCCCGCGCCGTTGGCGCATACATCAAGTTGCGGGACTTGAAGACCGAAGTGAAGGCGAGGCACACTGCCGAACTCGCTCCGATCAACGAGAAGATGACCAAGCTGGAAGCCATGCTGTTGAACCATCTCACCACCCAGAACACCGAGAGCGTTCGCACCAGCGCCGGCACCGCTTACAAGTCCACCCGTACCTCCGCAAAGGTCATCGACTGGGACGCTTGCCTCGCGTTCATTCGCGAACACAACTTCTGGCACCTGCTGGAACGTCGTGTCGCGAAGACGGCCATCGAGGAGATCGTCGCAGGTAGCGGTGAGTTGCCACCCGGCGTGGACCTGTCGTCTGAAGTCACCATCAACATCCGCATTTCGTGAGGTAGAACATGAGCAAGGAGCTTGCAACCAAAGCCGAGGCGATCATCGCGCGCTTCGGCGACGTCTTCGACGTCGATCCCGATGACCTGCGCGCTGGCGCGACCGGCGGCACCTTCGGGGTGATGTCGTTCCGCGCCAGCAAGTGGCGTGTGAAATTCGGCGGTGAAGAAGAACTCGTCACCGACGATCAGGGCGAGCCGGTGGCGTCCATCCGCGTCGTCATGCTGCGCGCGTCGAAGTCGGTCTCCAAGACCTACTACGAGGACGCGTACACCGACGGCTCCGACGCGCAGCCGACGTGTCTGTCCGTGAATGGCATCGAGCCCGACCCCGGCTCGCTGAAGAAGCAGTCCGGCACCTGCGCCACCTGCCCGAAGGGCATGTGGGGATCGAAGATCACGCCGAACGGCAAGAAGGCGAAAGCGTGCAGCGATGCCCGCCGCATCGCCATCGTGCCGGAACTGGACCTGAACAACGCTCGCTATGGCGGCCCGATGCTGCTGCGGGTACCGGCGGCGTCCCTGCGCGACCTCGCCGAGTTCGGCGAGCAGATGAAGCGCAAGGGCTTCCCGTACAACGCCATCATCACCCGGATCGGCTTCGACCCCGACGCGAGCTTCCCCAAGCTCACGTTCAAGGCGGTGCGCGCGCTGACGCTGGATGAACTGGAGATCGTCGCGGGCGTCCTGCACGACGACGAGGTTCTGGACAACATCCTGAACAAGCCGTCCGAGCCCCGCGCCGACGACGCGCCGGCCGCGCAGGCACCGAAGCCGGCGGCGGCTCCCGCCCGCCCGGCACCGGCCCCCGCGCCGACCGTGGACACGGAGTTCGAGGAGGACACCCCGGCACCGGCCCCCGCGCCGCGCGCAGCGGCCTCCCGGAAGCCGCCGGCCGCGCGCAGGGCTCCGGCCGCTGCTCCGGCCCCGGCAGCGGCTCCCGCCGCTCCTGCGCCCGCACAGGCGGCTCAGAAGTCGGACAAGGAGACATCGCTGGAGCAGGACTTGGACGAACTGCTGGCTGGCGTCGAACTGTAATCGGGGGGTGAGGAACCCCCGGTAGCAGTGGGGGGGACCGACGGGTCCCCCCGTTTTTTCTCCACTCGACCTCGCGAGTGCCTGCAATGAACACACTAGAATTCCTGAGCAGGGTCCTGCCGCCGGACGGCAGCCACTACTTCTCCGCGTCCACGACGGGCGTGAAGGAAAACCAAGACTACCGTCAGACCCACCACACCAGCGTTGCCGAGCTTGCCGCGCGCATCGACGCGATGGCGGCGAACCAACCGCATGTGCGGCGCAATATCTACTTCGGCGTCGGGTCGTTCACCCGTAACTCCCGCACCAAGGACGCCTGCGCGCTGAAAGCGTGCCACCACATCGACATCGACTCGGGCGACGACAAGCCCTATGCGAGCCCGCAGGAGACGCTGGACGCCATCAAGGCAGTAATCGGCAGCCGGGCGCTGCCGATGCCCACGCTGATCCTCTGCTCGGGCTACGGCATCCATGCCTACTGGTGTCTGAGCGAGCCGGTCGCGCCGGTCCTCTGGCAACCCGTCGCCGAAGCCTTGAAGAACGCCTGCAAGGGCGCAGGGCTGGAGACCGACGAGGACATCACCACGGACGCGGCGCGCATCCTGCGCCCGCCCAACACGCTCAACTTCAAGAGCAGCATCAAGGAGAACTGGGTCCGGGACGACGCGATGTGCCGCCTGCTGGGCGGCGTCGGGCCGACCTACACCAACGAGCAGCTGGCATCGTTGCTGGGCACGGCGGCCGCGCTCCCGGCGGTAGACAACAGCGACCTCTCCGATGGACTGTCCCAGCCCGAGTACAAGCCGCTGCCCGCCGGGCCGATGCTGAAGAACTGCGGCGTGTTCAACTGGCACATGGACATGGGCGGCGCGAACGCCCCGCCGGGATCGTGGTACAACATCATCTCGACGCTGTCGTTCACGGCCGATGGTGAGGATTACATCCACCCCATCAGCGAGAAGCACGCGACCTACGTCGCCCGCGACGTGGATAAGCGGTTCAGCTACGCCAAGTCCCAGCACGGGAAAGTCGGCCCGACGACGTGCGCCAAGTTCGAGGAGTGCCACTCCGACATCTGCGCGCTGTGCCCGCACAAGGGTACGATCAAGTCGCCAATCCAGCTGACGACTTTCTTCGACGAAGTGCCGATGCCGTTTGGCTACTATCAGGACGAGTTCGGCTTGCGGCTCAAGAAGGCGAGCAGCAGCGACGAGGGCAAGCCGGCGGCGGTCGTGATGCCGTACCGCATCGTCGAAGTCAGCATCTCGCAAGACCCGACAGGGGCCGGGCTGCGCATACAGTACAAGGCGCACCACATTCACCAGCCCAACGCTGTGAACGAGGTCAACCACGAAATTCGGCACGTACAAGGCGATAGTCGCGTCGTTTCGGAAGACCTCGCCAGAGGCGCGATTGCGCTCACCGGCCCGCAGCTGAAGGGGTACAAGGACTTCATCATGTCGTGGATGCAACGCCTGCAAGGCACAGCGAAAGGGCCGCTTACAACGGCGGTCTCGAAGTTCGGCTGGACCAGCAACGGTTCGTTCGCCGCTGGCGACGTCCTTATCCATCCAAACGGCAAACAAGAACGCGCAACAGTGCGCGCTGATGGCGAGGTCGCAAAGATTTACACCACGGCTGGCAGCTTGGAGCCGTGGCGCGAATGCTGCGATTACGTGGTCGGGCAGAAGCGGCAGGAACTGAATGCGCTGATCGCTTCTGCTTTTGCCGCTCCGTTGCTTAAATTCACTCCCGCAAACGGCGTACTGCTGTCGCTCTACAGCAAGGAATCTGGCACGGGTAAGACAACAGCAATGCAGATTGCGCAAGGAGTGTGGGGCGACCCGCGCGAGGGTGTACACGCTGTCGTAGATACAGAGAACGCTATCGCAAACAAGATGGGCATACTGAACAATCTCCCGGCTTACTGGGATGAGTTGCGGACGATGAACATGCGTTCGTTCGTAGGGCTCATATTTCAGGTTGTGCAAGGGCGCGAGAAAGCGCGTCTCGGGTCCAACGCGAAAGCGAGGCCGCAGCATACGTGGCAGACAATGCTTTCATTCGCCACGAACGAATCCATCCTCGATTACGTCGGTGAGGTAATCCACAGTTCGGACGCAGGCATTGTTCGTGTCTTCGAGCTTCCTTGTTCCCCGTTGATTATCGGCACCGACGAATTGCACGCAGCGCAGAAACTGTTCAACCAGCTGCCACGTAATTACGGTCACGCAGGCCGTATATACGCTGGGTATCTGGCATGCAATCACGACGCGGTAGTCGCGAAGTTGGAGAGGAACATCGAGACCTTGTGGAAGCTTATTGACACGAAAATGCCGGAACGCTTCCGTTTCTACACCATGGTCACATTGATTACTGGTGCGCAGCTGTCGAACGAAGCAGGGCTAACCAAGTTCGACGTGCCTGCGCTGATGCGTTACCTCGTCGGCCAGTTCTTGCGCATGCGAGGGCGTGTGGCAGAAGCTGTAGTTAAAGATGCAGCCGCTGCGCACATGCGTGAATTCTTGCGCACCTTCGCAGACAGTCGCGTTATCGTCGATGCGCGCACTGGACGCATGACTATTCGCGATACTCCAAAGAAAGCGCCTCTCGCATATCAGATCACCGTGGGGCCGAGCGATGTCACCTTGACCGTGGCGAGCGATCCGTTCTTGCAGTGGGCAAAGACGCGCTACGGCATACACCGTTCAAACGTGCGTCAGGACATGCTCGCGAAAGGATTCACGGAGCAATCTGTGAACATAGGTAGCGGAACGGGGCACGCCGCTGGGGCCAGCGACTGCTTCGTGATGGTCCAACAGCAAGCGGCGACGGACGACCCTTACGCACTGCTTGAACACACGAACTTCGTAGCGGTCTAGCGACGGTTGGGCATGTCCTTGCCTTTGGTCAGGCCGTGCCCACGGTTCTTCTTCTGCGAGGCCATGCGCAGGTTCGAGTCCGCGTTGCCGCCGCCCTTCACGATGGGACGCTTGTGATCTACGTCCTTGCCGTCGCCCTTCTTTGCCAAGCCGCGCTCGATCATCTCGCGGCGGGCGGCGTTCCGCTTCGCGCGGTTCTTCCGCTGCTCGGGCGTGGCTTCGTAGCCTGAGATACGCGCCTTGATCTGGCTCGGCGTGCGGTGCTGGCTGGGGTCGCGCTTCTCTTTCACTGCGTAATCCTCTGTGCTTCGCGGAGGTCCACGTACTTGCCTTGCTTGTACTCGCGGGCCTTCTTGCGCTGGTAGATGCGGCGCTGCTGGAGCTTACCATTCGTGATGCGCGTTTCCACGCCGGGATGCGCGCGGTTGAAGTCTGCGATCTCGCCGCGCTTCAGGTCGTCGGCCGCGTCGTAGTCCTCGTCCTCGATCAGTCGCGCCCAGCGGTCCATCAGATTGTCACGCTTACCTTCAATGACCTGCTTGGCCGTCAGCTGCTCGCCGCGCGGGTCGTACATTTCCTGCGCGCGGCGCGGCGTGAAGCCGATCATCTGGCGGGCTACGTCCCCCGCAGTGGCGTCGTCGGCACTGAGCAGCGTGACGCCGGACGTGTCTTCGATGCCCCGTCCGCCTTCCATCAAGCGCGCACCCTTGGAGATGTCGCTGACGCCTTTCGGCATCAGCAGTTCGCCCGCGCGCTGGTAGTTGCCGTCAGTGATGGCCGTCATGGCGTTTGCGCCCTTCACGAGCAGGCCCATCACCGGGCCAGCCAACGCCATTGCCATGTTGCCCAGCCACTCCTCGGCGTCACGCGACGGCCGCAGCGGCTGCCACAGCAGGTGGCCGAAGCCGACGCGCTGGCCCCACTCGACACCCGTCGCCGCGCTCAGCGCTCCGTCGGACATCAAGAAGCCCATCTCGTCGCCTGCCCAGTCGCCGAACATCCGGCGTAGCGCCACGTCGGGGTTGCGCAGGGAGAGCGAGAGCTTGCGCACGTCCTCGTCCTCGGAATCGTCCCCGCCCATTCCGCGCAGCGCCATTCCAGCGCCGAACGCGATAGCCCGCAGCGGCTCGGCAAAAAGCCCGCCTACCGCGCCCAGCAATGCCCCGTTGATGCCAGCGAAGTAGAGCGCCGCCTTGCGCGCCGCCTTCTTCTCTGTGGCGGTTGCCGTGCGGCTGAAGAACGCCCTGTTGAACGTGTGCAACGTGAGGCCGTACATCAGCATGCCGAAGGTCTTGTACAGAGCCACCAGCTTGAACCCGGTGAACTTGCGCAAGTGACGAGGCAGGTTCTCGACCGAGTAGTTGCCCTGCGTCTGGCGCGTCATCTTCTCGGCGTAGTTGGTGGCATCGGCCAGCGTTGCCCCCCGCTCGCGCGCGAGTTCGTAGGCAGCCGTCGCCGTCACGAGCCGGTTCATGATCTCCGTCAGCTGCGGCATGACCTTGGCGATGGACTCGATGTACTGCGCCGTGTGCCCGACGGCCCGAGCCACCATTGACTTGCTGGGGCCAGCATGCGCCGCGCGCGCAAGCTCCGTCACCATCGTGGTGTCGATGACGCCACGAGCCACCAGTTCGCGCAGCATGCTCTTGACCTGCGGCGTGGCGCTGCTGGCGGTGAGGATCGCGTCGAGGGCGTCGTCGAGCCGCACGATCTGTCCGCTTGCTGCATCGCCGAGGGCGACGAACATGCGCTTGATGGCGGGCTTGGTGAAGCGGCCGGACACCCTCGCCATCTTGCGCCCGGTGCGCACCAGCCCATGTTCGCCCGCGATGATCGGCAGGCTGACCAGCCACGGCTGCGTGGCGTTGCTGAGCGCGTGCGAGAGCGAGCCGAGGTACCACACGAACGCGAAGCGCGTCAGGCCGGACTCGAAGCGAGCCCAGCTGCCGTTGTTCTGGTGCATGGTCAGGTCCTGAAGACGCCGAGCCTTCAGTTCCTCGACGAACCGTCCGACAGAGGGCGGGTTGTCGGAGTTCTTATGGAGCGCGTTCAGACCCGCGATGGCTTCCTGTTCGTCCACGACGTGTTTCAGGTTCGCGAGCGACCACGCGCCGGAGTAGCTGCGCTCGGCGAACGTCTTCAGCAAATTGTGGAAGTCGTTCTCGCTGCCACGAACGCGCTTGCGTTCAAGCTCGGACTTGCGCAGGTTCGAGTCTGCCAACAGGCGGATATGCGCGGCGCGCACGGCGTCCATCGCGTCTGCTTTCGCTTCCCGTTCCTCCGTGCTATCCGAAGCCTTCCTGCGCCGCCCGCTCATGTAGGCGAGCAGTTCCCGGAGAGCGCCAGTCTCCACAGACGTCGAGGTCTGCTTCACCGTCGGGAACTTGCCGACGTAGTAGCCCTCTCCCTTCAGCTGCTTGAGCATCGCAGCGGCTTCTTTCTCGTCGCCCGTGAACAAGGCGTGGTCTTCGTAGTCCACGACCGCTTCGTCGCCCATCATGTGGACGCGCCCATACTTGCGGCCGGGGTTCTTCACCCGCTCGCCCTTCAGTACCTCCTGCACCAGCAACTTGCGAAATTCAGCCGAGTCCTTGGGGTCGAACGCGATCTTGAACTCGCCGTCGCGCTTGCCCTCGGCTACATACTCTCCGTGGCGCGTCAGCGGGAAATAGTCGCCCTTGACGCTGGTCTCCTCCAGAATTTCGTCTACGTGCTGCATCGTCCACTTGTTGGCGGCACCCGCGTTCTGCACGTTGGCAAATGCCTTGTCCACGATCTCCTGCCGCGCGCTCTTGTCCTTGGCGTTCATGAGCGCACCGACCAGCTGGATACGCGTGATCTCGGCCTTGTGCAGATGGTCGGACAGACCTCCGCGCTCCAGCACGGCATGCAGCTGTGCCCGCGTCGAGGTTTCGTGCAGCGCCTTGTAGTGGTTGCGCATGGCGATGTAGACCTTCCTCGCCTGCGGCGAGAGAGCATCGAACGCCTTCTTCACGCGGTTGTAGACCTGCTGCGCTTCGGCTTCGACCCCCTTGAAGTGGTCGTGATCTGCAAAGGACTTGTCCGGGGAGATGTCATGCAGCGTGGCGTCGTTCGCCACCTTGGCAAGTGCTTCACCCTCGGCCATGGAGAGCTTGCGCGCTTCGCGCATCACGGCGTCGGCGCGCTGCTGGATCATGCGAGCATCGTGCTGCTTGGCGCGGTACACCTTGATCCAGTCGCGCACTACCTGCGTCCCGTTGCCCGTGCTGGCGACAAGGCGCGCTCCGTAGTCGAGCAGATAGTCGTACAGCATGTACCCCAGCGTTTTCTCGTTCACCGCTTCGCGGATACTGTCGAAGAAGCTGTTCATGCGCGCACGCGCTTCGCGCGGCGTGCTGGGCGGGCCGCGATAGCCGTAGTTCTCACGGTCGTGCGGAGTAAGCGTAGGCTTGATGGCGTCCACGCGGTCGTCGAACGCGCGCATCTCGGCGTTGTACGCGTCGTGCCGCGCCTCGACCGTAAGCCGGTGCGCACCCGGCATCGCCATGGCATGCTCGATTGGCGAGAAGCTGGACTCCAGCTTCATCACTTCTTCAAGGACGGAGTTCTTGACGCCCTCCAGACCGAACGCTTTGCGAATCGCCTTGAGCAGCGACTTCCATACCGTTGAAGTTTCCGGCGTGCGCAGATGCTCAGGCGTTGCGATGCCGTCGAGGAAATACTGGAAGTTGATGTTCGTGAAGGCTTCCGACAGGAACTCCTCTGGCGTGCGCATGCCGTAGAACTGGTGCCAGTCAGCTTCCGGTACGCTGTTCTTTACGTGGTTGAACAGCGCGTCCACATGGCGCGCGAAGTTCTTGTCCACGGCGTAGCGCGTAACGGTGGCTGCGTGCACGATCTCGTGCGCGACCACGACGATGCTACCAAGCGTATTGGTTCCGAACTTGATGTAGTCCCGGTCTTTGAACAACGGGATGCTATTGCGCAGGTTGTGGCTGTAAGCCGCCACGTTCGGCGTCACATGCGTGATGTCGAAGCGCGTCTGGAGACCGAGCTTTGCCAGCCGCGCGAGTAGCGGACGAAGGTTGGATGGAATCCCCTTACTGGCAAGCAACGCTTCCAGCAAGTGCTGGATCGTCGGCGCGCCGCCCGTACCTTCGCGCCGCCCACGCGAGTTCGCTTCACGAACCGCTTCCCATATGAGGCGCTGTTCGCTCGTCTGCGTTACCGGCGCGCTGCGCACGCCCCAGTCTTCCTCGAAGCCACTGACGTCTTCGTCGCCCCGGCGCTCAACGCCTTCGGCGTCAGCGGCCATCTCCGCTTCCTGCTCGGCGATCAGCTTGTCGAGTTCGCTCATCTCCGCCACGGACTCAGCTGCTGCGGCGGCTTCTTCGTCGGCCATCAGCCCGGCTTCGGCCATCTCCGTTTCGTCGGCCACGGTGCCCGTGCCAGCCAGTTCCGCAGCAGCACGCTCGTTGCTCTCCTCGGCTTCTTCCGCAGCGCGTGCTTCCTCGCGCGTGGCAGCCAAGCGCTCGGCGCGCGCGGCTTCGCGCTGCGCCTGCACGGCGGGCGTGATGCGCGCGTAGAAGTTCAGCCACTCGCGCTGCGCTGCCTCCGGCCATGCACCGCCGGGGAACTCGTTCATCGCCTTCGCAAGGCGCTCCTCGGCCCCTTCACGCAGCGGCGCGTAGTTGCTCATCAGCAGGTTCGAGTCCGACACGATGTCCTCGAACGCCTTTACCTGCTCGGGCGTGCGCCGCGACTCCACGTCCTTCGCCTGCGCTTCGTCCATGTCCGCGCGGTTGGCGCGGCGGAAGCGCGTGAACAGCGCGCCGATCAGCCCCATGTCGGGGAGGTCCCCTAGCAGTTCGCCTACGCGCTTCTTGGCGGCGGCTTCTTCCTCGACAGTCGTCATGTCGCGGACGTACTTGCCAGTCTCCTCGTCCCGGACAGCCGTATCGAGTACGCCGGGCTCAACCATGTCCAGCACGAAGCGGAACGTGTTCTGGATCGGGTTCGACACCAGTTCAAGCTCGCCTTTTGCGGTGTCACCAACGGTCGTGCCCTTGACCGCTTCGCCGCCCTTCTCCTTGACCTCGGCGGCGCGGGCCTCCTTCTTGGCGTCTTCCTTGCGCTGCTCGCGCCGGACCTCGCCAATCTCGCCCTTGGTGGAAAGGCGGTGTGACCCGCGCTTGCCGACCCTCTTGCCGTTCAGCAGTACGTCGCCGGGGCGCACTTCGCCGACGCCGGGCAGCCGGTCGATCTCACCGACTACCGTCAGCTGCTCGCCACGCGACGTGCGGAACTCCAGCCATCCGTTCTTCTGCGCGATCAGCTTCAGCGCCTTGCGGATGCGCGGCACCCGGCGGTCGCCTTCCTCGTAGCTCAGCGTGTAGGCCGGCTCCTGCGGCGCAGCGGGCGCGCTGCGCTCCTTGGAGACCGCCTTAGCCCGTTCTTTCTTCGTCGGGGCTACCGCTGGAGCAGGAGCAGGTTGAGCGACAACGACAGCAGCAGGAGCAGCGCTCCCAGCAGCGCCACCAGCATCAGCAACCACCGGAGCAGCGGCCACAACCACTGGAGCAGGAGCCGCAGCCGGAGCCACAACAGGTGCCGGAGCAGGGGCAGCCTTGCGGACAGGCGCAGCCGCGCGCCCTTCGAGAACGTCGAGGACGCGTGCACGGAGTTCCTCCGCTGTCTTCTGCATGTCACCAACGCGGGCGTGCCGGCCGCGCGCGCCGGCCGCGCCGCGCCCGCCCGTGGTCTTGGCTTCCCGGTTGGCGTGCGAGATGCCTACCCGCCGGGCAATGCTGCCCAGCCGAGCCACGTCCGTGCCCCACGCCTCGTTGCCAGCGCCCCAGCCGGCAGCTGCCAGTTCCTTCAGCGCGGCGCTGGCTTCCACGATCCAGTCAGCGAGCGGCTTGGCCGCCGGCTTCTTGCGCCACTTGCTAGGCTTCTTCGACTTGGCCGTCTTGACGTTGGTGGCAGCGGCATAGCCCTCGTCCACCAGCCCGCGCAGCGCGCGCTCCAGCTGGGCTTCCTCCGGGGTCTTCGCCACGACAGCCTCACCGGGCGAGGCTGCGGCCTCTTGCTGAGCGACTGCTGTGGGGACGTTCTGGGGACTGACGACTTGCCCATGCACGACAGCCCCGTCCGGGGTGTGGCGCTCGACGGCCACCGCCTGATCGAGCGGGACCTGTGGCTTCGGCTCGACGTAGCCCAGAATCTTCGCGCGGGCCTCCTCACCACGGCCCAGCCGGTCGTACTCGTTCGCCACGTCGCGGCTGAGCGTGAACAGGACGCCCATCTGCTGGCCGGTCGGGTCGGGATGGTCGTTGACGGCAATGACCCGGCCCCGAAAGCGGTTCTGGATGTCCTGCATCTGCTGCGGGGTCGGGTTGGCGATCCAGATGGCCTTGCGCGGGTTGCCGGGGTTGGCAAGCTCCTCGACCTGCGCCTCGATGTCCTGCGGGGCTTCCGTGGTCGTCGGCGGAGCCGGGGTGCCGGGCGGCGGCTCGTCCCCGGTCGATTGCGCTACCGGGCCACCGAACTCGCCGCCTTGGGCTCCAGCCGCCAGCAGGGCATCCAGTTCAGCGCCAGTGGGGTCCGCAGCCGCTCCCTGCGGGCCTACAGCCGCCGCAGGGGCACCGGGGGCACTCGGAGCCGCACCGGGCGCTGCCGGGGCTCCAGCGCCGCCTACGGGCGGCACAGTGACGTTTTTGAGGCGCTCGTTGAGCCCAGCGAGGGCGTTGTCAACGACGTGCAGGCGCATCGTCGCGACCTTGACCGCGTTCTCGTCCCCGGCAGCGGTAGCTGCCTCCAACTCCTTCGTTGCCCGCGCGCGAGTACGGTTGGCCGCGTCGATCTCCCCGACGAGTCGCTTGTACTGCTCGACCGGTGGCGTCTGGATAGCCGGTGCCGGGGCGGGCGCAGCGCCGGGGGTCGCCGCCGCGCCCCCCACCGCCGTTGGTGCTGCGCCGCCTCCGGCTCCCGGTGCAGCAGTGGCAGCCTGAGCCGCCGCCTGCTGCTGTTGTGCGTCGAGGACCTGTTGAGCGCGCTCACGCGCCGTCGCATTGGCCTGCGTGACGATCTCGGGTACGGACGGTGTCGCCCCCGGCGGAGCGTTGGCCTTGACCGCATCGACGACGGCCGGGTCCACTTCCGGCGTTGTCGGGGATGGCTCCCCCGGCTTAACCGTCGGTTTTTCGCCCTTCGCGAACGGTGCAGTCGCGATCTCGGCCGGGGCCATCGCGACCTCGCCGAAAAGCTCTCCAGCCATCGCCCCACCGCTGGTGATCTTGCCGGACTCGGCCAGCTGTCCAGCCCCTTCCCCAGCAGCACCCATCGCGCCCTGCCCGAGGACTTCCGCAATGTGCGCGAGCGCCTTCTTCGCCAGCCCGGACTTCTCCGCCATCTTGACCAGCCGCCCGGCCATGCCGAGCGAGAGGGTGTCGATGACCGCTACCGGGACGGCGTGCAGCGCCTTGCTCGACCGAAGCTTTTCGTACAGGTTCGGGTCCGCGTAGAACTTGGCGATGTCCTCCGGGTTGGTAACGTCCAGCCCCGACGACGCCATGGCCTCCTGCATGCCCGCCTGATAGTCCATGGCGAACGAGCCGGTGAAGCCGCCTGCGCCTGCGCCAATGACAGTGCCTATCGGACCTCCAATCGCGGAGCCGCCTGCGCCGCCTGCCAGTGCGCCGACCAGCGGCGCGGCGGACATGGGGAGGGACTCAGCAGCCGTGGCGACGGCGAGGCGGGGGTTCTTCGCGTACAGCTTCACGGCGTCCCAGAAGTCGGCCTTGTCGATCTCCTGCATGACCGCCTTGTCTTCGTCGGTCAACTGCGTCGTGGCGCGGATGTCCCGCTGGGCCTGTGCGTACTCCTCGTAGTCGCCCGTCATCTGGTCCGGCATCGCCATGACGGACTCGTAGCCGCGCTTCGCAGGCGCGCCGACGTAGCGTGTCAGCCAGCCAGCGTCTTCGTCGCCGGCTCCTTCGACAGGAATCGTCTTGTCGAGCCACGCGCGCAACTCGTCGTTGCTCATGCTCGACGTATCGACGTCTTCTTCGTCGCCGGCTTCCTCCTGCTCCTGCGCGCCGACAGCTGCTTCGTGCATGCCTGCCAGCTGCTCGGGAGGCGGCGGAGGAGCCATGAGGCGCGGCATCTGTGGCTGGTTGGCAGCGGCAATGGCTTCGATGTCCGCCACATGCTGCTGCATGATCTGGTCGGCGCGAGCGCGCGCACGATCCATGAGCGCCTGCGCAGGCATGGCGGATGCGCCGACGCGCGGCTGCTGGCCGGGCGGCGGGGGAATGGCCGAGCGAACGTCGTCTTCGACGAGAGGGTACATAGCCTGTCCTCAGTCGGGCGGGGGCAGGGCGGTCGGCTCTTGCGGCTGCTCCTGCGGCAAATCGTCGTATCCCAGCGGACCGCCAGAGTCGTACTGCTGCGCCCACGCGTCGTAGCGCGCCTTCTCGACGCGCTTGCCGAACGCGTCCCGCAGCGCCACGATGCGCCGCTTGCGCGCTTCGGTCTCCGCCTCGTTGCCTTCTTTCTCGGCCTTGTGCAGCGCGTCGAACTCCGGCCCGGCAAGGGTCGCGTATTCCTGAAGGAACTTGTACGAATCGACCGCGCCGGTCAGCGCCCCTTGGTTGATCGTGTGGACGAGTGGGCCAAGAACTTCCGCACCGAACTCGCTGTTCAGCGCGTCGGTCTGCCCGCCGGGCGTCAGGTCCTCGTTCACCAGCTTGGTGATCGAATCAGACGTGTTCTTGTAGACGCGCATGATGTCGGCATTCGTCGGCGGCTTGCCGCCACCTGCGGCGCGAGCGCGCGTCAGCGCCGCTGCGGCGTTCGTCTTGGCTGCCGCGCCGAGCGCGCCGTAGTAGCTGCCCTGCTGCGCCACGGACTGCCCGTACATCTGCGTGCGGTTCGTGGCGTCCTTTTCGCCCTCGACGTTGTGGCGGTGCACTTCCGCTGTGTCGGCTTCCGTGTCCTCCATCGTGCGCTCGTCGATGTCGAGCTTCTGGCGCTCGGCCAAGCCCATCATCGACTTCTCGTAGCGGTCGAGGAACGCGCCGTCGACCACTTGTGGGTCGCCAACAGGTGCGCCGCTACGCTCGTCGTGGCGCATGCCGTAGAGCTTGCCATCGGAGCCAACCTTGAACTGCGGGACGTAGCCGTCCGGGAAGTACGTCGAGGCACGCGTCAGATAGTTCGCTGCCGCCCGGTTGTCACCAGCGTCGATGGCTGCGCGGGCGTTCTTCAGCGCCCGCGCGGCGCGGCGCTCCTGCGATGCCATGAACTCGTCATCGACCTTGATGGCTTCTTCGAGCGTGCCGTAGCGCATGTTGTAGGCGAACAGTTCGTGGCGGTAGTCGGCCGCGTCACGCGCGGTCGTCCACCGGCCGGCTTGCGGCTGCTGTTGCGCCGCTGCTGCGGCCGGGGCCGGCAGTGCGGTCGGCAAGGCAGCAGCTGGAGCCGCTGCCTGCGCCGGGGCAGCGGGAGCCGGCGTGGGAGGAGCAGGAGCCGCAGCAGGAGCAGGAAGCGCCCCCGTGCTGGGCGTAACCTCCGCAGGCAAGGCGGTGGCTTGCTCTGCCTGCGGCGGGGCGTAGTCGGTGTCGGCCTCGTCATCGCGCGGCCAGAGCGAGTCGTGCTTCGAGATGATCCGCTCTTTGTCCGCGTCCTGCGCCTTGCGGAGCTTGCGTTTGCGGTGCGTCTCGTAAATCTTGTCGCCAAGCTCTACGCCCGTGGCGAAGTTCTGGCCGATGCGGCTGTAGACGGACATGGCTCAGGCCCTCACGCGAGGTTCTTGAAGAAGTCGCCGACGGCCCGCCCGGCATCGGTCGTGGCATTCCACGCGCCTTTCGGGTTGCCCATGCGACCGACGTAGCGCACCGCCTTGCCCCCCGCGCTGGGGTTGTGCGAGTCCCCGGCATAGCGGCGCATGTCCCGTTCCAGCGCCTTGCCAGTGAACGCGTCCCCGACCTGCTCCTTGAAGTCGTTCGGCCTGTTGCCGGACTTGTTCTGGTAGGTCTCGTTGGCGATGACCGCCGCCGCGAGCGCCGCCCACGGACCCGCCGCGCCGAGCGCCGAGCCGCCGCCTGCTGCCCCGCTGGCCGCGCCGCTGCCGGCCCCGCCCGCTGCGGAAGCCGCAGGAGCCGCTGTCGTCGCCGCAGGCAGGGCGGTCGCGCCAGTCGATGCCGCCGGGGCTGCGCCGGCTACAGGAGCCGCCCCGGCCGTCGCAGGAGCCCCCACAGCGGGGGTGGCCGCCGTCGATACCGGGGCGGCCGCCGGAGCAGCAGGAGCCGGCGCTGGGGCCGCAGGAGCCGTCGTGATCGGCGGGCCAGCTTCCGGCGCGGGCGTTACCGTCGCGCCGGACGGCTGCAAGCCGGGACCGGTCTCGGAGCCAGCAGGCTGCACTGGCTGGTTCGGACGCATGCCGCTACGCTCGCGGTTGGCCGATTCCATGCGCTCCTTGTCCTTGGCTTCCTGAGCTTCCTTAATCCGGTCCTTGACCTTCTGCCCGACGTTCACGCCAGCCTGAAAACCCTCTTTCATCTGGGATTCTTCTTTCTCGCGCTTCGCCGCCATGTCGGCGCGGAACGTGGATGCATCCTGTGCCATGGCCTGATTGCGGGCGTACATCTCCGCCATTTCCTGATCGACGTCGCCGCCGTAGTTCAGGCGCATGCGAGTCTGTGGCTGTTGCATGGGCAGCGCGCCCTGCTGCGGGCGCGGCGTGTCGGGGATGCCCTGCGCCTTGCGCGCCTTCGCCACCATGGCGTCGATCTTCTGCGTGCCGTAGAAGTTGACCGCCTCCTTGGGCAGGACGTACTCGCCGGGCGTCAGGGACGCGTCCACGGAGTCCTGCCCGCGCAACGAGTCGTCTTCGAGATGCGGCGCAACCTCGCCGCCCTCGTTCATCATGGCAGCCGCGCCGATACCCATCGACAGCAGTTCCATCGGGCTACCCTGCGCCTCGAACCCAGCCAGCTTGTTCTGGTAGCCCTGACTGACGATGTTGGCCTGCTGCCCGGTGGCGTTCAGGCCCTGCGCGCCCCACTGGAGTCCGGTGCCCATCGAGGACGCGCCGGACTGCACCGCGCCGAACTGGTTCTGCATGGCGCTGTTGCCGGCATTCAGCGACGTGCCGTAGGACTGCGCCACCTGCGAGGGCATGCCCTTGCCGATGTTGATGGCCTCCGCGCGCAGCGCGCGGCCAGTATCCTGCACGTTCTTGCGCGCCTTGTTGCCGGCGGCAGCTTCGGACGCGGCCTGATACGCCTGCAAGTTGCGGTCGAGCGCTGCGCCGCGCACGGCGGTCGGCTGCACGCCGTAGCTCTCCAGCTGCTGGGCCGAGCGGTTGCGCGCGGCCTCGTTGGCAGTGCGCACCTGCGCCATCGCCTCGCCAGCTTCCTTGGCGCGGCGCTCCGGCGTGTCGTACTGCTGGAATTCCTGAATCAGGTTGTCTTCGAGACCTTGGAACTTGGTCTCGTAGCGCTGCCGGTCCGCGAGCGCGTTCGCGTAGTTGTTCTCCATGATCTTGCGCTGGACATCGAGGGTCGGACCAAGGAGGTCCTTGGTCTCGCCCCACATGTCGCGCGCCCACTGGAGTTGCTCCTGCGAGGTCTTGTAGCCGAGTTCAGCGGCCTTCTCGCTGGCTGCCGCCATCGAGGACATGTCGGGAGCTTTGGGTGCCTTTTTGCCCACGGTCGTTACCTCATGCGTTGTGCCGCAGCTGTGGCGGCAACCAGCGGCAGGTCTCGCGCCGCATCTCCTGCACGACGAGGTCTACGCCGAACGCGTAGCCGTCGCGTACCCGGTACAGTTCCTGCCACCCCACCTTGCGGTTGAAGCGCAGGGCCTTCTCGTTGTCGCTCGGCGTGATGCCGATGACGACGTGCCGCCCGCCGTGAATGAATACAGCCATCGCGGCGGTCTGCAAGAACCCGTGGCGAATCACCAGCGGGTTCTCCACGACGATGTGGCAGCAGCACGATGTCTCCGTGAACGAGTCGAACACCACGGCCGCGCAGTATTCCCCGTTGTGGTCCCGCGCGATGATCCCGCCCGAGTCCTCGACCATGTGACACCGCAGCTTCTGGCTGATCCACGCCCAGTCGTGATCGAGGTCGATCACGCCGAACGTGAACGCCGCGCGGCGCACCGCGAGGTTCATGCGAAGGCCATCACCAGCGACCCGGCCGGGAAGCTCGGCGCGGGATTGCCGTTCAGCACGTTCTTCGGCGCAGCCAGCGCACCCTGCAACAGCATGTTGCCCCCGGTCAGGGCGTCCATGATGGCCGCGTGCGTGATGTTGCCCCAGTCCGCCGTCGGCGCGCCGTAGGTCACGGCTGCGTTGTTGGACGTCTGCCCGCTGGTGCCGGTCGAGGCCGTGGTCGTGCCAGCCCCCTGCGTCCCCGCCCACGAGGCCATGTTGCAGGGCACGGCAATGCGGGCGTACCCCGCCCCGGTCACTTCGGTGCCGCCGCCGGCCTCGCCGGGAGCCCCCGTGAACAGCGCCACCCACACCTGCGTCGGGCCGCTGCCCGCCCCCGCAGAGGCCCCGGCGATGCCGAGCGCCTGCCCGCGCAGGAGGAAGTCGATCCAGTGGTTTTCGAGGAAGTCAGTCAGAGCGGACATGGTTGGTTCCTCAGTTCAGGGACGGGGGAGCCGGGTCTTCCGGCGTTTCGGGGGCAGGCGGCGGAGTACCCTGCACCGGGTTGCGGCGCTTCTCGGCCTCTTGGTTCTGGCGGCCGATCTCGGCGCTTATCTGCATCATCAGCGGCGCGACCTCTGCGTAAGGGCGGCCCGCGAGGGCGTTCAGGACCGTGCCGAGTGCTTCGGCGGTCATGGGCAGGACGTAGACGGCACCCGGTTGCAGGGCTACATTCATGGGATCATTCCTTCGGGCAGGGTTGATTTCCGCTCGATCTTAGTCTCCCCGTCCCGCTCCGTCACCACGCAAATGAGCAGGCAGAACACCCGGAGGCTCTCCCCGTCCCTCGTGAACGTGGTCGAACAGCCGCTGAGCAGCAGGGTGAGCGCGAGGGCGTATTTCACTGTTTCACCTTGAAGCACCGCAGCTTCGAGCCGGTCTCCAGTGAGCGTGCGATGGACGCGTTGAAGTTGAGCGAGGTCATGTTCGCGGCGCTCGTCCAATAGAACATGAAGTGGACGACGCACAGCCCGCCTGTCCCGCCGCGCGAGTATTGCGCCATGACGCGGGTCAGCCCGTTCACGTCCTTGCGAATCCAGATCGTGCCACTCGCTTGCTCGTTGGCGTTCAGCACGCCGATGACCGAGTCGTTGCCGTTGCCTGCGGTCACGGTCGTGCCGCCGCCGACTGTCCACTCGTACCAGTAGTTGGTGTCGGTCGTGTCCCCGTTGAAGCGCAGCCGCAGGTAGGTCTGCGTGGCCGTCGCGTTCAGGAACTCGAACTGGATGAAGTAGGACTCGTCCACTCCAAGGTCGAGTCCCGACAGACCGAGGTTCGTCGCGGCCGCGCCCAGCGTCGTGCCGCCAACGTAGGTCATCGCCCCCGGCACCGCGCCGCCTGCGAGGCGATAGAGCGTGTAGGTGGCGGCGGCCGTGCGCCGCGCGCGGAACGCCGCGCTGGTGCCCGCCGTCACGCTCATGTTGCCCTTCGCGGTCCAGCCCGCCGACATGGTCATCACCGCCGTGCCGGTGCCCGTGTTGACCACGTTGAACTCCCACGACTGGTCTACGCCCAGCGTGGAGAAGTTCGTGTCCATGTTGGTGCCGTTGGTCAGCGTCAGCGTACCCCCGGTGCCGGAATACTCGACGATGCCGTTACGCAGTTCCGATGCCGTGATGCTAGCGCTCGCGGCGCTTTTCAAAATCTCCGTCGTCTGCGCTTGCAGCAGCATCGTGGCGAACAAGTTGCCGGTAACATCCAGCGGGTGGACCGGCGGCGTCAGCCCGCCGACGCGAACAGCAGCACCAAAGGCACTCAACCCCGAGTTCACGCGCAGCGACCACGGGTTCGTGATGGTGACGTTCGTGCCCGCGATGGGCGGGCCAGTGATACCGAGCGTTGCGAGTTCGGTGTACACGACGCCCGTGTTCGCAGCGGCGATGGTGTGGCCCGCGAGCAAATGCGAGTAACCAACGGCATTCACCGCACTCACCGCGCTCGTAAGGTCGGTGTACGTCTTGGTGCTGGAACGAAGCCCGACAACGGAGTTGACCCCCAACGCATCGCCGGAGAAGTTGGAGTTGGTCAAGTTGACCGAACCGTTCTCCAAGATGTTCAGCGCGTTGGCGCGAAACCCCGCGTTGTCCATCAGGTTGAACGTGATGCGGCACCCGATAACACCCGACCCCGGCACGACTGCTGCTGCGCCGACGGAGAACGTCATGGCCCCCGCCAGAATCAGCGTCGCACTGCCGTCCGAAGCGTAGGCCCGGTAGGTAGCCAGCACGTCGCTGGAGACCACACTGTCAGCAGCACCTGCACCGATGACGCCGATAACCGCAGAGCGTGTCTTCACTGCCGAGAAGACAACACCACTGGCATCCGCGCTGTAGCGCACCGACGAGATCATCGTCTGTGCATCGGACGTGCCGTGAATCTGGAGCGGGCCAACGGACCCCGCGAGACCGAGGCTCGCGTTGTGCCCGATGATGAGCTTGGAACCGAGCGGAAGCGAGACACCGTCGCTGACCGTTACGGCCCTCTGTGCCCCGGCGTAAGCCAGCGCAACACCGCCAGCGTGCGCGATAGTAATAGCGTCCTGCCCGCCACCGCCTGCTGCGTTCCTGACCTCGAAGCGCCACGTCTGCGCTGTCGTGTCCCAGATGATGTTAGCGCGCGCGTTCGTGATCTCGCGGAAGCGCAGGATGGCGTTGTTGGTGCCAATCACGGGGGCCGAAAGGTGCACCACTGCGCTCGCAGCGGCGGGCGAGATGAACAGGTCGCCCGTCATCGTGTCGCCGGTATCGTTGACCTTGCCATCCAGCGCCGTCTGGAGGCCGGTCACTTCGCCGATGATGATGCCCGCCCACGCGGTCGCGTAATCGGTCGCGCTCGTCTTGCGCAGGTACTGGCCTGTCGTGCCGCCAGTCGGCAACTCGTTCAGCGGGTTGTACACGATGCCGACGTTCAGCGCGTTGTTGTTGCCGAAGTCGCCGCCTGCCGTGAGGAACGCGGACACCGGGATCGTGCGGAAGCCGCCCGGCGTGCCGGGGTTGCTGTCCACGACAGCGCCCGTGACGAGGAAGACCTTGGTCGAGGACGCCCCGGTGCCGTCGAAAATCTGCAAGTAGTCGCCCGGCCCGAGCGTGTCCCAGATAAGCGACAGGTTGTTGCCGGGGTCGCTGGTCTCGTGGACGCGGATCGTCCCCGTGCTGTTCTGCACGACGTTGTCGAACTTGAGGCGGCCGCTCGCCGGGTCCGTCACGCTGACGTCGCTGGTGAAGCGGTAGTTCATCACCACGCCGCCAGACGCGCCGGTCGCGCGGCTCACCCAGTTGCCAGAGTCGTCCAGCACGCGGCCGCTCACGGTCGTCGGCGGCGGCACGAAACCCGCGACCGTCGGAGTGAACAGCGGATGCTCCGCGATGCCGCCTGCGCCTTTGTGCGCGATGGGAACGTACTTGGCGCTGAGCAGGACGCCCGCTTCCGACAGCGCCGTGGTGGCGTTCCATGTGCCCGTCAGCGTGCCGCCTGCGGCGCTGGTCGCGAGCTTGATCGCATTGTCGAAGAACAACTCCACGCGGTCGTTGTAGAACCCGCGCAGGAAGGTCTCGGCGTTGCTGCCCGCCGAGTCGCGCCCTTGGATCAGCGTGGCACCCGAAGCCGACTGCCACACGAACGACGCGCGAGCGAGTCCGGTTTCGCCGAGGTTGAACGCCGCGTTCTGCCCCGTGTCGCCATAGCTGTTGATGTTGGCAGCGGAACCAGAACCCAAGCGGTTCACGACGAGGTTGCCCGTCATCGTATCGCCCGTGATGTTCACGTAGCGCGCGTCGGCGTCCACCCACGCGCCGTTGGTACGAACGTAGTGGTTCGAGTCCGGTGCGTCAGAGATGCCGCCACCCCCGCCGCCCGGCTGGTCGTACCAGCCCTTCACGCCGACCGCGTTAGTACCGTAGAGCTTAGAGTTGCCGGGGGTCGCGACGTCGCCGTCCAGCGCGAGCGACATGCCACTGGAGAGCGCACCGCCGCCGATCACCGACATTGGCGTGGAGATAGTCGTTGCTTCCAACGAGTCCACGTCGCCCTGCGCGAGGATCGCGGCCAACTGCGCGGCGTCCGCCGTAGTCTGTGCCGCGCTTGCGGCGAGCATTGCGTCGTAAGCATCGAGCAGCGCTTGGTCGGCCTTGCCGTCGATGATCCCCAGCGCAGCGGCAAGGCCGGTCACGTCCGCGATAGCGTGCGTGTGATCTTCGGGCGGGAACTCGGACGGCACCCCGATGATGTCGCCCCAATTCACCGAACCAGAAGCCCCACCATTCGACGAACCGCTCCCGTCGTGCTTGGTCGTTTCGAGATGGTAGTCGATGGTCGCTTGCAGGATGCCTTCGAGGTCGGCTACCCGCACCGCGCTTTCGTTGATGTCGCCGCGCCAGCGCAGCAGCGTCTCGACGGTGCCGATGACGTCTTCGAGCGTGCGGTGCCCGCCGTAGCGCTTGTTCGGGCGCGCGAGCGCACCGATGATGCGCGAACGGAGCGACAGCGTACTCACAGGGACGACAACTCCAGCGGCGTCGAAGCCACCTTGATGTTCTGCACGTCGGCCGTGCCTTCCAACTCGAACATCCACAGAATCGCCTTGAAGGCGGTCTGCGGGCGGTACTGCTCCATGTCTTCGATCAGCTGCTCGTGGTACGGAACCTCCTCGCGGTTCGCGTAAATCTTGAAGATCAAGTCCGGCGGCGTATCCGGCACCGTGAGCAGGTACAGCGGCGACTCGTGCCATGGCTGCTTGTGCTGCCCCGCGATCATCAGCGTCGGGTTCGGCGTCGTCGCAGGCATCGTGATCGGCACTACATGCACGCCGTTGAACGGAGCCCAGTTGAACGGGTTGAGCGGGAAGCCGATGCGCTGCTGGTTGAACACGCGCATCTGGTCGCGCACGACAGGATCGTAGATGCCAGTCGCCGTGATGTCCTTGAAGGTGATCTTGTACGCGCCGAAGTTGGTCGGGTCGGGGACCACGAACTCCTTCGAGCGCCAGATGTACTTCACGGGCGCGCCGCTCTCCGGGTTCCACACTTTCAGCTGGTTGTCCTGCAACAGCCAGACGCGACCGGACGCCGGGTCCTCCTGAATGGACGTGTGCCGCCACAGGTCGTCGATCATCCACACGAACGCTTGGTTCTGCTCCTCGAAGTCGATAGCAAAGCCATGCGTGTCGTCGTAGAACGCCACGTACTGCGAGTCGTACTTCACAGCTTGCAGCGCGTAGGGCTTGCACTGCAAGTTCCATTCGCGCCGCGTGAGAACCTTCTTGGTCAGGTTCACGACGTCACCGGTCGGCCCCGCAAGCATCAGCCCGTCGATGCCGGGATAGAACACGCCGTCGTGCGTGGACACGATGCCACGACGGCACTGGCACGGATCGGGCGTGTCCGACTTCACCAGCGTCATCGCCTCGGGGCGCACACCGCCTGCGACATAGGGGGCGCCTTCGGTGAGGATCACCACCGACTGCCCGACGATGCCGAGCCCGACGATGTTCCAGCGCGTCGAGATGATGAACTCCGTCGGCCACGCGTGCGGACGGTAAGGCACGGACATGTACACGTCGCGACCGACGAACCCAAGCAGAAAGCCGTTCGGGTGCGTGATGAGGCCGATCATTTCTTCCGGCGGCTCGTTCCAGTTCATCGTTTCGAGAATCGGATTGAGCGCAATTTCCTCCGCCGACTTGGTGTCCACGTACTCGGTCTCGCCGAATTCGATGGTATCGACGAGGTAGTACGAGAGGTTGCCGAACGCCCCGGTGATCGTGCGATAGATGTTGACCTTCTCGATGTCGCGCTCGGTCTCGTGCGACACCGTGGTGGCGATGTCCGAGAGGTACCAGCTATCCAGCGAGGAGCCCGTCATGATCTTCGGCGGCGACGGCGCGCCTTCTTCGCCGTAGGCCGACACGAACGTGTAGACGTACACGCGCGTCTCATCGAGCGTGTCTTCGGGCACCGGCTCCGGGGCTTCCAGCGCTGCCTCGAAGGTGGCCTCCGAACGCATGACCGTTTCGAGGCTCATGTTCGCAGGGGCGGTGCCGAACGCCGACAGGTCGCCACGCATCGTGGCAGTCACGGCGAGACGCACTTCAAACGACGCACCAGTCGTAGGCGCGTCCGGGTCCTTCACCACGATGTTCAGTTCGGTCTCGGGTGCGGGAATGCCAAGACGCAGGCCGGTCGGAACATCGTTGGCGAGGAAAGCCGCCGACAGCATAGCCTCCGTCGCGTAGCGCGGGACGTCGTCTTCGCTCGTCCAGTAGTGCCGGTTGAATCCATCGTTGTCGATGGGGGCCTTCACGAAGTCGATGGACTCCTCGTCGAACGCGGCATAGAAGCCACCGGTCTGCGTCTGCACGCGGTACGCACGCTGGATGACCTCGCTCCACGCCGTGAACGACGCAACCGGCGCAGGGGCCTTCAGCGACTGCAACTCGCCCGAGAGCAAGCGACAGTTCTGCGCGAAGCTCGCCGCGTTGGGCGGGATCAGTTCCTGCCCGTAGCGCGGCAGCATGCCGCCGAATTTCTCGATGACGAGGCCGGTCATGGCGTCACCCCGTTTCTACGACGTGGAACGAGAAGGCCCGCGCAACCGGATCGGTCTGCGACCCAGCCGTGAACGTGCGCACGGTGATGGTCTTCGGCCCGGCAAAGCTCCAGCAGAAGTCCGCAACCTGCGTGTTACCAGTACCAACAGCCGTTGCCGTCAGTACCGGATTCGTCGCGTTGTTCGCGAGCGTGATCGTGTAAACGCCGGCACCGCCGGACACCGTGCAACCGAACAGCGGCCCGCTCGCGGCACCGCCCGCCGACACGTTCCCGGCAGCGACGATGCCGCCCGTAGGCGTAAGCCCCGCGAGCGCATCTTCCAGAAACGCCAGCGGCACGAGGTCGCCCGGCGCAGCCGGCACGAGGTTGCTGACACGCACCAAGCCCGTAGACAGGACGTAGGTGTCGTGCACCGTGCCGTCGCTCTCGAAGGTGCGGAACTGCATGTCCGCCGCGACGAGTCCGGGCAGCGTGGGCTGGATGATGAGGCGCGGCGAGCCTGCGGGCGCGGACGCGCTCAGCGTCCACCAGCTGGTCGCGGCTGCGTTCTGCTTGACGCGGAACGGCGATTCGACCTGAACCGCAGCGCCGAGCAGGCGCGTGAGCGCTGCGCCAGATGCGCCGAGCAGCACTTCGTTGACCGTGTTGACCTTGGCGAGGTTGTAGATCGTCGTGCCGTTGCTGTGCCGCCCTTGCAGCGCCTTGTCGTTGTCGAGGATGAGGTCGCTCGTCAGGTGCGCGAAGCTGATGACGGGCACCCACGCGGTGCCGTTCCACAGCTTCAGCGTATTGCGCGTGAAGGTCTCCGCGCCGACTTCTTCAGTCGTCTGGTACCAGAGGGTCCTGACGGTCTTCTGGTATTCCTCCGGCTCCGCGCTGCCGTAGTAGATGCCGGGAACAAGTTCCCAGCGCTCCAGCGCATCAGCCGCGTCCACTGCGCCGACGATCAGCTTCTTGGTCTTGGCGTTGAAGTAGAACTCGCCGATCAGCATGTTCGGCGCGAGCGGTCCAGCCGTGTTCGGGTCGAACGTGTGGCGCGTGATGATGCGCACGGACTCCGCCGGTTCCGGCGTCAGCCCCGGCGCGCCGAAGATGCCCCCGTGGATCGTGTCGCCGTCGCGTTGCAAGAAGCTGTTGAACAGCCCCGCCGTCGGACGGCACTCGAAGCGGCTGCCCGCCGGGAACGCCTTCATTCCCCCGACAGCAGCCGGAGCATCCAGATGTCCCGCTGGAAACGCGCCGTTGCCGCGTGCGACCGTCACCGTGCCGCTGACTACGTTGACGGAGTTCAGCTTGCAAATCTCGACCTCGCCGTCCACGTTCTCCAGCGTGCAGTAGGCGTAGTCCGCAGCGATGGTATCCACGTCGGGGAATAGCGCCAGCTGCCCCTGCGAATTGTCCACCGCGAACGTGAGCGTGACGGGACCTGCACCTGCTTCCGCGTCAATGTCGTTGAGCGTGAGCGTGGAGGCGTTGTTGGAAATCTTGCGCATGTCAGCAGCCTCCGTTGTCGATGTCGAACACGATGCAGTCGTCCGACTCCTGCTCCAGCGAGCTTTTCGCGTGAGCATGCACCGTGTAGCTCGTGCCGTCGATACCGCCGCCGCCGAGGAAGCGGGCCTTGCGGTTGGCTGTGTCGATCTGCGTGTCCGTGATGGTGTAAGTCGGGGAGACTTCGTCCGCAGCGCCTTGCTCCGCCGTCACCGTGCAGACGAACGAAATCGGAATCTCGCCGTCCTGCATCCACGGGAAGTTGATCGCGTACCAGCGGCGCGCGCCTGCGGGAACTGTCAGTCGGCCGATGACCATGTCTGCATGCCCCCGTTATGCGTACTGCCCCGGTGCTGCGACCGGGGGCGTGAAGTTGGACGTCCACAATGCCTTACGAATGAAGCGCACGCCATCCAGCTGCTTGACCCCATTGCTGAAGCCGACCGCTTGGCTCGGGGCGTAGCCACCCATGACCAGTATCTTGTTGGGCGGGTTCTGGAAGACCTTGCCAGTCAGGTCGTACATCCCCGTCGGCGTGACTGGGCCACCAAGCGTGCCGTTCTTGAACAGGTACAAGGTATTCAGCCTGCGCACCACGGCGTAGTGGTCGAACACGTTGACCGTGCCGCCACTGGGGTGCGACCAGCCAGCCAAGAACGCGACGCCGCCCCCGGTGAAGAACGGCACTACCAGAATCTGCCCTCCGTTCCCGGTGTTGTGCGACACCGACAGCATGACGTTGGAGCCGTCGTCTGCACCGACGAAGTTACGGCCGAGGTAGAAGATGTGCCCGCCGTTCAGTATCTGCGCGCCCCACCAGTCAAGCGTGAAGTCGCCGCCGTCCGCGAGATTGAAGCGCGCATCGATTGCCGGGAAGTACGAAGCCCCGTTGATCCGCGCGCCGGGGCCGAACTTGAACTGCGGCGACGTGGTCGTGATGAACGGCCCGCTGCACCCCGGCGTGAGCGTGCCCGCCTGCGCGTATATCGAATCGTCGATGAGATGGTCAACGTTGGCGTTTTGCAGGAAAGCCACGGGCGTCTGTTCGTCAATCAGCGTTGGCGGCGGCATCGAGCCGACGATGTTCAATGTCATGGCAAGGGGCGTGTACGAATCCTTCAGCAAAGGAGGCGTCCACGTCACGGTGCTGTTCAGCGCCACAGCGAGGGGCACCGTCGTGTCTACCAGAGCGAGGGGCAACTTGCTATACCACGGTGCCGTCGGCATCGGGAGCGTCGGAAGGTTCGGATAGCGCGCCACGCCCGTCACGCGCCAGTCATCCATGTAGGAAGACCCAGCGCCGTTGACGGCCCCCCAGAGGAGGCGAAGCTCTTGGGGCGTGATGACGTTCCAGTTGTTCACTGCATTGTAGACGCGCGTGCCGTTGCACCACAGCGACATCACGCCGTTTTGGCGCTGCCACACCCACCACATCCACATTCCGTCCGCTGTCGGGAATTCACTCGATACATCGAACGCGAACGGCGTCGAGTTGAAGAACCTGAAATAAGCCGACGTCGGCGACGCCCCCTCAAACCAGAGCCGCAGACCCATGTGCGCGCCGTCAGAGGTCTGCGCGCCGCGAAACACTTCGCCGGAGGACGCCATGAACGACACGCTGCTCCAGCGGTTCCAGCCTTCGTAGCAGAAGTCCCCCACGCCATGCCCGAAATCGCTGGGATTCCCAGTAAGGGCTACCATGCCATTCAGCAGGTTGGCGCGTTCCCACGCCTGATCCCACTGCGCTATCGCCGACTGTATCTTCTGCCCAGCGGCAGGGAACGCCGCCGTGTGCCGCCCGGTCAGGTCGATCAGTGCCGTCGAATTCTCTGGGCCGTCGAACTTGACCAACGACAGCACGCGCGGCCACAACGGATCGCCAAGCGGAGGGAGCGTCACCGCCGCGTCCATTGTCACAGCAATGGGCGTAACTATCTCAGGCAAGTCGAACTGCACACTTGCTTCGACTTCCATGTACACGCCCAGCACCGTGAAGCCGCCAGTTGCGATGCGCAGGCTGACCGGCGCAGCGCACGGCATCTTGCTGACGAACTCCGGCTGCTCCCACGAATCGAAGTTCGTCGGCCACGCGGGCGACTCCAGCGGCGGGCAGCCGATCAGCGGCGATGCGAACTCCGTGCACCAGCAGGTCGAGTCCAGCGTGGCGCAGGAGGCTTCCGGTTCCACCGCCTGCACGAGCGCGACGCCGAAGAAGTCATCGTCGATGGGATCGACCTTGATCTCGTAGTTGCCTGCGTAGCTGTTGTAGAGGTCGAGCAAGTCCGCGTCGGTCAGCGAATTGCCCGCCTTCCAGAACATCACTTCATCGACGCGCGTGCGCCTGCTGTAGATCGCGGCGGGCGAGGGCCACCCTCCGAGCAGCGACAGGTTGACGTTGAGACTCCCCGCGTAGGTGTGGACGACTCCGTCGCGCTGCCCGTTCAGTACGCCCTGAAAGTGGTGCACGCCACCAGTCTTCCAGTGGAACCAGCCTGCCATCGTCGGAGTATCCACTTCGACGTCGAGGGTGTAGTCGAAGGGCGGGCTGTTCGCCGGATCGTCGGGGCAGTCCACATACAGCGGCCCTTGAACGTGGCGCACGAGCGTGACGCGGTTGCCGCTCTCCGATGAAAGCATCGGGAAGTCTTCGTTGATGTCGTTGTACGTCATCCACATGCAGATGAACGCGGCACCATCAGGCTGCGTCGCACCGGCCATGTTGCAACCGTTCTTCGTCGCGTGGTTCACCCCCACAGTGGAGACAACCGCCGGGATAGGAAGATCGACGACGTGCAGATGCGTCCGTCCGTTCTGACCGAAGCCAGAGCTTCCCGTCTTTCCCCACACGAAGAAGCCGATGGCCCGCAGGTTGCCATCGGCATCGTGTTCCGCAATCGCGGACACAAGCATCATTATCGTAACGGTCGCACCGGGAAACATGGCCGCCTTCGTCGGGAACGTACTGATCTCCACGGTGTTGCCGCTCTCGTCGAGGCGCAGCACTTTCAACGTCATGAAGTCCGGCTGGGTCTCGAAACCCTCCTGCACGACGAGGTACACGTAACCGTCATCAGTCTGCGGAGTGACGTAGTGGATGAACGAGTTCGGATTGGTGTACGGAATCGCGAGGCTGGTCCACGCCCCAGCTGCCGAGTCCTTGTAGGCAACGTGCATGCGGTCCTGCACCGGAGCCGTAGATGCCATGCCCCACGCGTAGAGCCGCCCGCCGTCGCGCGTGCGCCGCACTGCAACTGGCCCCACTGGCGTCTTGGCAACCGGCGGTGCGCCGTTCCACACGCCGTCGATGGCCGGATCGTCGCCTTCCCATTGCGCGCCAGCGACAGATACGCCACCCGTGCTGGGCACGCGCCACAGCGGGATGTGTTCCGTATCCACGTTGTATCCGCCGAAGAACGTGCTGCCGCCGAATTCCTGCATGGAGATGCCGACACCCGTGTAGGTGATGCCTGCGGGGATGCCGTCCTCCTTCCACAAAGTCAGCCGATGCGTGGTGAAGTCCGCCTGCGTCAACGTCACCCACTCGTTGTTCGCGTTGCCCATGGAGCGTCGCACGTACAAGACGCCTTCGCCACGCCCAGTCTCGTGCAGCCCATAGTTGCCGTACCACGGCATGTGCGAGCCCGCAGGTTGCGCGACAACCGATTCAACCAACGCACTCGAATACTTCTTGATCGTTGGTGCAGTGACCGCTGCCCCGATACGCGCTACGCCCCGGTGCGCGACATAGAGGAACCCGTCCCCCGGCGCACACACACCCTCCACATCGTCGTTGGTGCCGATCTCAGTCAGCGCAAGCGTGCCGGGCGCGACGAAGAAGGCACCTACGATGCCGTTGTTGCCTGACGGGCGAATCCACGACATGACCAGCTGGCCGTTGAAGACGGCTCCAAACACGGCGGGTGACTGCGACAGATTGAACGTCGCCCCCGCGTACTGCGACAGCACGCTGGTCTTCGCGCCGACATTCTCCAGCTGCACCGCACGCAGCGACTTCAGCGGGACTTCTTCCGCAGGCGTGACGTTCTGCCGGTAGTTCCACGGGCGGCCGTCGTAGCCGCCGAAGCCGCTGTTCAGTGCCTGTGCACCGTTTGCGGTATTGACGTCATCGAGTTTCAGCCACAGGTTGGGCTTCAATTTCTCGACTACGGATGTCACAGCCTGAAGTATCCAAGTCCCGTGTGAATGAAGTTGTACGAACCAGCCTCCGTCGCCGGAAGGCCGAATCCAATGTCGTAGTATGCGATCAGCGCCGACTGCGCCGCGTTACCCGTGTCCTTGTAGATCAGCACACCGTTCGCCAGCGTGAGGTCAGCAGCGGCGAGCAGACACGACCCGTTGGCCCAGCCCGCAGTAGCCGTGCGTGCGGTGATCGGCGACGTCGCGATGCGGGCAACCGACGGTACTTCGACGAGGGTGACGTGGCTAGGGTCGAAGACGTACTCCGGCGTGACAAGAGCCGCCATGATGACGTCGTTCACCCAGTGGATGTGCTTCGTCAGGAACCGTTCACGGGCCGACGGGTAGAGCGTGTTCATCGGTCACGCCCACTTCGGAAAACGGAACGGTACCTCGTCGCGGACGAACAACTTGCGCGCCTGATCGCGCGCGGTGGCGATGCCGGTGCGGAACAACTTCGCATGCAGCGTGGCGACCGTGGCGTCGGTGTAGGGCTTGCCCGGCATGGCGCACAGGCGGTAGATCGCGCCGCTCAGAATCGTGTCGTACCACTGCGACTCGAACTGCTCCGGGAAATTCTCGGTGCAGCCCGGCGAGTATCCGAACGCGACGTGCGGCACGATCAGCGACGTCGTTGCCGTCATCGGCGTCGGCGACAACGTGAAGCGGTTCGGCTCGTTCAGGTAGCGCCGATAGTGGAACGGCATGTCGCCCTGAGACGTCGGGTACGTCAGCCACTGCTCGACGGTGAGCGCCTTCAGCGGACGGCCCTCGAAGTACATCCCGTAGATGAACAGGATCGGCCCCTGCGGCTGCTTCGGGATCGTGTAGTCCGCGTGCCCCGGCCGGAGCCGGATGCCGGGAATCTCCATCGCGTAGGCCCCGCTCTTGCGCAGGAACTCCGCGATGGCCTTGTCGAGCGCGAGCTTGATCGCGCCCATCGGCGCGCCAGCCACGTTGACCATCAATTCGTCGTGCCATGTCGAGAGCTTGATCGTCATGGCTACATGTTCCGCGTCATGAGCTTCGCGCCGAAGCGCATCAGCAGCGCGGCCGCGCGCCCCTCCTCCACGTACTCGTCTTCTTCCACGGACACCATGCCGACCATGTACTCGATGAACGGCGACTGGTACATGTATTCGAGCGGGAACGGCACCGCGAAGTCCGTCTTGGCGAAGGCGAACTCTTTGGTGGAGATGTCGGGAAGGAACAGGTCCGGGCGCAGACGCTTCGCGTCCATGAGCGCCATGTTAAGGTAGCGGCAGAGCTTCTCGTCGATGTGGCGATAGGGAGCCTTCGCAGGATCACGATTGTCCTGCAACAGGTCACGCGCTGTGGTGACAAGCTCCCCGATAGTCGCCATGCCGCGCCATTACCGCTTCTTGCCCGTCGGAGCAGGGGACGGAGCCGGCGGCGGAACTTCGCCACCATCCTCGCCTTCCTCGAACTCCGTATCGACATGCCGCACGGGTTCCGGCAGCTGGCCGGTCTCGCCGACGGTCTCGCCGCCGACGCCTTCGCCGCCTGTGGCCTCGCCACCGACCCCACCAGCTGACGTGTCCTCGCCCTTCGGCGCGGCCGGGGGCTCCCCCAGCGGCGGGCCGTAGAACTCGTACTGGCTGGACGCCATCAGGTGTTCGTTGGCGTAGAGGATCATCCCGTTCTCGCGGTGCTTGCACAGCTGACCCTTCGGGATTTCCACAGGCTTCGGCGCTTCGATCATTGGACTATCCATCTCCACGGGGCGACGACCGTGCTGCCGTTCGGCAGCGTGACCGTCACGTTGGGGGTTCCCGACCCGAGAGCCGTCGGCGTGCCGCTCACGACGCCAGAAGCGGCGTTGATCGCCATGCCGGTCGGCAACGTGGTCGAGGCGAAGTTCGTCCCGGTCGGGAAGTACGGCCGGAACGAGAATGTCTGGCCCGCGAGGTTCTGCGTGAACACTCCGGCCGGGAGGCGAAGTTCGCCGATCCCGTAAGGGCTGCTGCCGCTGGAATCGCGCTTCTGGACCTCGCGCAGATGGCGCTGGCTACGGGGCATGGCGCGCGTCCTCCTGAGAGAGAAACCCGGCGGCGGACGCCTGCATCGCCGCCGCCGGGTGGTTGCCGCGAACGAGGCTCACGCCCCGCGAACAGCGCCCAGCGTGATAGCCGTGAAGTCCACCAGCTTGCGACCGTAGACCTGCAAGCCGCGCAGCAGCGTGCCGAACGTGGACTCGGCGCGCAGGGTCTCGACCTTGCTCAGCTGGCTGGCGAAGGTGAGGCCGTGCTGGTGGCCTGCGAAGATGTACGTCGCAGCGCCGCCCGCCCCGGAGGCCGTGGTCGGCAGCAGGTTGCTGGAGTAGATCGTGAAGCGATCCACCATGCCCAGCCGCCCGTTGCGCAGGATGCTGGTGCCGTCGCCGGTCAGCGAGGCATCACGCAGTTCCGACTTCTTGATCCGCGATGCGAACCACGCCGGCACGACGATCCAGCGTCCCGTCTCCGGGATGTTCTGCTCGTCGAGGGCCTGCCCCATGTCCACGATCATGTCGATGGGGGTCTTCTGGCCCGCCGTCGGCGCGGTCGCGACGATGTCGATGGGAACAGCAGCGCCTGCGGCCGGGTTGCCGAGGTTGATGTTGCCGCTGATCTTGCCGGCAGTCGTCCCGGAGTTGTCGGTGTTGGTGTCGGCAGCGATCATCGCCGACGCGAGGTACGCGAGGACCTCGGTGTCGATCTTGATCTTCATCTGCTCGGAGGCGTCGTCCGCCCACATCGACAGCTGGTCGAGGTCGGCCTGCACTTCCATGACATCGTCGAGGACGGTGTTCCAGTAGAAGCCTTGGTCGATCAGCAGGTCGATCACGTTGCTCGCCGGACGGGTCACGGTGAGCGACTGGTCGGCCTGATACGAGGCGATGGCGATGGTCGGCTTGGTGCGAATCTTCACCTTGTCGCCGTGGCCCTTGATCTCGCCTTCCCAGCTGGTGTTGGCGATCTGCGCGAGCACCGTGGCTGCGTAGAACTTCTCCAGCACCTGCCCGGACCAGATTTCCGGGATGAATGTTCCGCTGTACGCGGGGTTTGCTGCTGCACCGGCCCACGGTGCGCCTGCGACGGGATAGGCCATGGCCTAGCTCTCCTGTTTGGGTTTACCGGATACGGCCCTCGCGAGCCGCAGCGATGAGGTCCTGTTCGAGGCGCACGCGTTCGTCGTGACGATTCGCGTAGACACCCCGGCGAATGTCGTCGTAGAACATCGCCACTTCAGGGCGTGTCCACACGCGACCGTTCGACTGAGGCACGCTCTGGCCGGTCGGAGACTGGGGCCTGCCCGGAGCCACCAGCGTCTGGATCGGTACTTGGGGCTGGCGCGGCTGTGGCGGCGTCGGCCCGTTACCTCCCGGAGCTTGGGGAGTCACGGCAGCGGTCTGGTCGAGATACCCCCGGAAGAACGCGATGACTCGCGTTGCATCCAGATTGGTTGCGGCGGTATTTAGCATTTCCTGCCGGGTCTGTCCAGCATACGGATCAACTTGGGCCAGCCACTGGAGGAAATTGGGGTCGGTGTTCAGCTGGGCGTAGTTCGGGACCGCGCGCTCCAGCGCCGCGTACATCCGGTCCACGGCCGTCACCTGCACCTGCTCGCGCACCTGCGCGATCTCGGGCTCCATGACCTCGCGCGCGGCCCGGTGGATGACGTCGATCATGTCCTCGCCGTAGTCCGCGATCTCCTCGGGCTTGAGATAGCGGCCGTTGCGGGGGACGGGTGCGGGAGCGGCCCCGTTCGCCCCGTTTGGGGCGGCCGCCGGGTGCTGCCGATTGGTCCGAAGCTCCTGAATCAGGGTGTTCTGGTTCTGGAGCAGCGTGCGAAGCTCGCCCATTTCCTTCTGGTGGCGCTGCTGCTGGGCCGACATCATGCCCTGCACGGTGCGATACCGGTGTTCCCAGTCGATGGGCTGCCCGTCAGGCGTCTGCTGGGCACCCTGCGGCGGCACAGGAGGCGTTTCCGGCGTCTGGGGGGCATCGGGAGTCACCGGAGGAGTCTGCGGGGCCTCTGGCGGCGTCTCCGGGCCGCCCGACGGGACCTCGGGCGGCGTTTCCGGGGGCGTCGGAGCCGCCCCGTTGGGCTGCTGGACAGCCTTGCCGTAGATCGAGGCATGCAGTTCAGCCGATGCGCGGCTCTGTTGGCGGACGGCGGCAGGTATGTTCACGGTCAGGTCCTCTGTCGCAGGTTTTCGAGGCGTTTGGGCGCTTCTTGGAACGCCTCCAGAAACTGGCTGAGCCCACGAACGATGCCTTGCAGGTTCATGATCTCGTTTTGGCCGTTGGAAAACACGAGCTTCTTGGTCGCTTCGCCCGTGTAGTCGGCAACGTCCCGGATAACGATGGCAAACCGTGGGTCCGAACGCAGGGAAACGAGGGCTTCGAGCGCTTCAGGCGATTGCAGGAGTTGCCGCGCGCTCAATCGGACGGCCTCCCGGAGTCGAACGCCGGCACGCCGTTCTCCTCCAGCGACTGCTCGGGGCGCGCCTTGTCGCCATACCACGACCGACGCGTACCGCCGGAGAAGAACCCGTCCCCGGCACCTTCGGTGCGGAAGGCCGGCTTCGAGCGATAGGGGTTGCCCCCCTCGTGTTCGCCGTCGCCCTTGCCCTTCTTGAAGTTCCGGCGGCGGTTCTTGCCATCGTGGCTGTACTTGCGCTGCGTGCCCATGGTCAGGCCCTCACTTCTTGCCCTTCAGGAAGGCGGGAAACTTGCCCTTTTTCCCGCCTTTTTTGCCCTTCGTGGGCTTCTTCGCGTCGGTCTCGCCCTTTGCGCCGAACGGCGGGGCCTTGTTCCCGGCAAACGGGTTCTTGCTCATGTCGAGGCCCTCGCTGGTTCAGAGATTCAGGTCTTGGCGTACCGGTTGCGCCGGCTCTCGCGCTCTTTCTCGACGACCGCGCTGCGGCGCTTCGCCATCTCGGCGGCGGAGCGCTTGACCGCGCCGCCAACGTCGATGGAGCGCCCCACCAGCGGCGCGGCGCGCGCGTCGGCGCGGGCCATGGTCGCACGGTTCTGTGCCCGGTTGCGCCGGTCCGTGTCCCGGATGCGCTCCAGCAGGCCCATCTCGCTGCGTGGCTTCTGCACGCGCGCCGCCGACGCGCCGCGCGACTGCGCACCCCGCGCGCGGGCCGCATCGACCTCGGTCTTGCTGGCTGCCTTGGCCCGGTTGCGGATCGCCACGACCTCGCTCGGGTCGAGCGAGTCGCCGAGCTTGCGCCGCGCAGCAGCGGGGGACATGTTGTTGCTCTGCGCAGCGGGCTTCGGCGCAGGAGCCGGCGCGGCCGCGCGCGGCGCTGGGGCCGTCGGTTTGGCTTTCGCAGCATCGCGCTTGCCGACCAACGAATCGACGTAGTCGGCAGCGGACATGCCCTTCGGGCGCGAACTGGGCGTCGGCGTGTACGCCTTGCCCATGATCTTCTCGACGCCTTTCTCGCTGTACTTCGGCATAGCGGCAACCCTCCGATGCAGCGCGCTCAGCGCGCCTTGCAGGTCTTATTGCTGCCAAAGGACCACGCCTTGCCCTTCTTGCCCTTCTGCATCGAGTCCTGCGACTTCGGTGCCTCGGCGTGGTGGACCGGCTCGGCATGCGTCTGGAGCGTCTTGGTGTGGCCGTCGCCCTGCGACTGACGCGTGCGGCCCTTCTTCGGCTGGCGGAACGTACCCATGTCAGCGACCTCCGGGTGGTGCAGCGGCCGCAGGCCCCTGCGAGCGGTGCATGTTGTCGGTCTCGGCCCCGAGCCGGTTCTGCTCGTCGCCGGGTTTCGGTGGCTGGTTGCCCTGCGCCTGCGCGCCGGCCTGCTGCAACAGCGCTGCTTGCTGTGCCGCTTGCTGCATCTGCTGCATCTGCTCGGGGTTCGGCACGATCTCCTCGCCGGGCAGCGCAAGGTCTTCGCTGAGCGCCCGCAGTATAGCCGCGCGGCCGGGGAGACCAACGATCTGCATGTCGATGGGGTTGGCCGTGGCCTGAAGGAACTCGATCCGGCGCATCCGGTCGGTCTCCTTCTGGAGCGCGCGGGTGACGCCCTTCACGACGATGGACTCGTCGCCTTTCAGCGTCGAGCCGCCGTCGGTCAGCATGACCATGATGTACAGGTCCTCCAGCAGCGGCTGGAGGATGTTGCGGTCGATGGTCGCGGCTACGTTCTGGAGAACCTTCGACGCGTTGTTCATCAGCATCGACAGGCCGGAAGCCGTGCTGGCCGCGCCGCCCTGCGCCTGCCCGGAGCCGGTGATGTACCGGGGGATGGCAGAGACCTCGTCGGCCATGTTCACCATCTGGCCGTACACGCCCAGCAGTTCCTGCGCGTTGCTGGCCGGCTGGAAGAAGTCCACCGGCTTCTCGGCGTTCGTGTTCCCGAGAGGATCGCTCAGCACGAACCAGCGCTTCCACGGATACAGCGTGTTGCCGTCCGTGGTCGGAGAGAGGCGGTCTTCGTTCACCACGACCTGCGGGCCGGACGAGATGGACAGGTTGTTCACCAGCGAGCGGAACGCGGCGTTGGCGACGTCTTGGATGTCGCCGATCAGTTCCGAGAGCGCATTGCCGACGATGGAACCCGGCACGCTGTCGAAGCTAGCCGAGTAATACGGGGTCCGCTTCTTCGGGTTGGGGTTCAGCTGCACCTTGATCGCATACCGCCCGACAAACCAGCAGGTGACGTAGTAGTCGAGGATGGGGTCGGGGATTTCCTTCTCGGTGAATCCGCAGTTCAAGTCGAGCAGCAGCTGCCCGCGCACGGGACCGTTGAATTCCAAGCCGTCGAGCATCTCGGCGTCGTTGACACTGGGATTTTCCTTGCTCTCGGCGTATGCCCGAACGGTCTCGTAGTCGTCCAGCCACTCGAAGTACCCCGTGGAGTAGTCCGTCAGAACGCGCCGTATCTGCTCCTCGATGAAGCCGGCAATGCCGATCAGCGACGACAGGTCGGCGCGGGAATACTTGATGCGTTCTACGGTCCATCCGTCGTCGATCTTGTTCACACCGGGGGAGAAGTACAGGTCGAACGGGCTCACGCGCCGCCACTGCATCTTGGGCTTCGTGACGCTTGTCGCGAGCCCCTCCACCCAGTCGATCTCCGTCACGTTGGTGACGACCGGCCCCTTCAGGTAGGCCACCGGGAAGATCGGCAGGTCGCACAGGAACTCCGCCAGCGCGTCGTAGAACCCGCCCTCGGTCAGGATGTCGTTCAGGTACCGCTCCGCGCGCTTGGCGGCTTCCTGCGCCTGCTTCTGCGCGGCTTGAAACGCGGCGTCCACCAGCCCTTGCGTGCGCGCCGTCAGCTGCTCCTCGGAGGGCGGCATGCCCGCCTCGGTCATGTTCGCGACTTCCTGCGCGATCAACTCCGTGATGGACGTCGAGATGTCCTGCGGCAACGATGGCACGGGCGTCGGTGAGATGCCCCACGCCGGGTCCGCGCCGAGAAACACGTCGCGCAGCATGCTGGTCGCGCCACGGCACTTCACGGCGGTGAGACGCGAGTAGACCTCGGAGCCGCCGAACTTGCGGATTTCCGCGAGCTTCTCGGGCTCGTACTCGCCCGAGTAGGCCCGCAGGCACTTCATCAGGCGCAGGTTGATCCGGTTCTGAGTGCGGTTGCGCTTGGCGATCTCGAAGCAGCGCTTTACGTGCGCGAGGAAGTTGTCGTAGGCGTTCGGCTGGCTGGCAAGGTACGCCTCGTTGTCGGCGGCCTGCTTGGCGCGCTCGGAGGCGATCAGGGCGGCCGGCGGTACCGCGCGCAGGAGGGGCACGGAGCCGGGGACAACTGCCGGAGATGCGGGCGGGGGGGCCATGCCGGGCGAGTCTCCCCGGCATGGCTACACGCTGTCAAGGGTTTTCGATGTGGGGCGGCTTGACCACGACCTGCTTCCAGTCGTGGGACAGCAGGTCGGTCTGGCCGGGGGTCCACACGGCGATGGACCCGTCCGGCAGGTGGATGTCGATGTGCGGGTGGTACGCGATGGGCGTCCCCTCGGGGAATATCCCGAGCAGCGGGGGACGGTTTACCTCGAAGCGCGACCCCGTAACGAGAAACACGAAGATGCCATCGAGCCATGCTTCGCGGGTGACGCGGCCGCCGTTCTTGACGACGTGAAGTGCAGCGCAAAAATCCATGTCGGTCTCCTGTCAGGTCCAACCGGCGGCGGAGGGAGCGCGCGCATCGCGGTCGGAGGACATGCGCGCACGCTTGGTTATCTGGTTCATGACCCGGCCGCGCAGCGCGCCGTCGGTACCGAGCGCGGCGTACTGGAGCGCGTCCGCGTAGTCGGCCCACGGGTGGTTCTTCTCCGGCATGTTGTCGTCCAGCGTCTTGCCGTCTTTCTTGAATTTGTAGCGGTAGCGCGCCTGCATCGCGAGGATGAGCCCGGAGCAGTGCACCGGGTCGAACAGGATGGCCGCCTGCCCGCCGCGCTGCGCAAGCAGGAACTTCTCCACGGCACGCAAGCGCGGCTCGATGGCATTGGTCATCGCCGGCTGCGCGACGAAGTTCAGTCGTTTGCAGCACTCGATGACGGACTCCTCGCCGATCTGTGAGCGCTGCCGGCACGCCGGGTCCATCACGAGGTACACCGGCAGGCCCGCGAAGCGCGTCTGCATCAGCAGCGGGAGGAGAATCGTCGTGATGAACAGTTCCATCCCCATGTTCTCGCCGTAGGCGTCCGCGAGACAGAGCAAGCGGCCCATCGGCGCCAGCTGCGTCAGCACGGCGGCGGGGTGCCGGCCGGTGTCGAGGCCGATGGCAATCGGCGCGCCGGGCACCACGGGGATTTCGTGTTCGGCGATGTGGAACGTCGAGTAGAAACTGCTGCGGAACACGGCCTGCCCGGAGAGAGATGGGCCAACGATGTTGTCGATGTACTGCGTGATCCAGTCGTCGCTGTTGGCTTCGATGAGATCGACGTAGTAGTTGCTCGGGAGGTTGTCGAGATTCTCGGCATGCTGGTCTCGCGCGCCGGGCTGAACGAAGTACGCCCAGTTGTTCGGGAGCAGGCTTGCTTCGAGCTTGTCGAACCACGGAGAGTCCTCGTTGAACGAGTTGGTCTCCGCGATCAAGCCGTACCAGTAGTTGCGGTCGAGCGGGTCGATCATCGCCTTGCTCGGGTAACGTCCGCAGCGCGAGTAGGTGTCGTTCACGAGTTGCGGGTCGATCTCGCGGAATTCGCTGACCCACGCGAACGTGAGTTCCAGCGAGAGGAGACGCTGCACGTTCTCTGGCGTGTCGAGAGGCAGGAGCAGCCAATCCGACTCGACGGCAGGGACCGGAGGGATAGCCGTCGGGTCGCCGGGGATGCGCAGCTGGATCGTATGGTCAGAGGCACGGAAGTACACCAGCGGTCCCAGCAGTTGCAGCACGGAAACGAGGCAAGTGGTCTTCAGCTGCGGCAGCGTGTTGCGGACGATTGCGCCTTTGGAGCGGCGCACGAGCCGCTGGCCCTGCGGAGTCGCGACGATCTGCGCCGGAGCCTCGCATGCGCGGCGGACCAGTTCCATGATGCACGCGCTGGTCTTGCCGGAGCCGATGGGACCGCGCACGAAGCGCAATCTGCTGTCGCTCAGCATGAACCTGTTCAGCGTCGGCGCAGGCGTGTAGTTCAGGCTCATGCGTCGAGCGGCTCTGACTCGGACGCGGCAGCATCAGGCACGGACTCGAACGCTCTTGGCGGGAGCGCCGTGGGCGCGCTGACCGTCAAGGTGCGGTCGGGGCTCAGGTTTATCGTCACCGTGAACTGCGGGCTTCCTGCGCCGGGCGCGTCTTGTTCTTTCTTCGGGATCACGTCTGCCAAGACGGTGATTTGTTTGTACGCGTCGAGGCGCGATTGGAGCCCGTTCTGCGGCGTGCGGAAGATGTTGTACAACTCCTCCAGCCCGTCTTCAGCTGCCATTGCGGCTTTCAGACGGAGCCGCTGTGTCGTGTTCAGCGGGCTGGTCCAGACGCGCTGGGCTTCTTTGACCATGTGGCGAAACTGCGTGTTTTTCAGCATCGCCTTGAGGTCTTGGGGGGTGAGCCCGTGGCGCACGAGTATGTCCGGGACGGGCAGCAGCTGAGACGCCAAGTCCCACGCGAGGCGCGCAGGCTCCTGCGGGATGGTTTGAATCTGCGGCGGTGGATTCAGCGCAGCCGTGGACACAGCGATCAGGCCGCTTTTTCCGCTTGCTGCGGCTGGGAGAGCAGCAGTTCGGTTTCTTCGCGCTCGCGCTTGAGTTCCGCCACGACGTACTGGCGCAGCGCGGTGCGGAACAGGTCGCTCATGGTGCTGCCACGGCGGTCGGCAAGGATGCGCGTCGCATTCAGGAGCTTTGGTTCGAGGTAGACGTTCACACGAACGGACGGGGCTGCGGGCGTGGACATGTGTGAAGCCAGTGTGGGGGATTACGCGGCGGAGAATAACACATGTCGTTGTGGGTGATGCCCCAAAACCTCCCGAAAATTATTCGTGGAAGGGATAGAGAGGGGGTGGCGGGGTCGCGCGCGAGACGCATATCCCCCCGGTGTCCGGCCCCGCCGGGCCGCGACCCATCCCGACCTCGGTGGAGGCCGATGGCGCCTTTCGTGAACGGCGACGACAGACCCCCGGTTGGTGTGTGGAGCGCGGAAGCCTGCAAGGTGGAGCGCAAAGCACCCGTGATTCCAGAGCGTATGTGAATCCGTACATTGCCATGCTGGCTCGCTGAGCAGGCATCGCAATGTACCCATTCCCGAGAGAGCATGACATGGACCTGAGCATGGCCGCACTAACCCACGTCGAAGCGCGAGAGCGTGAAGGCGAGCGCAACGCTGAGCGTATGCGTATCGCCCTCGCTGCCTGCCGCGACACAAGCGACGATGCGTCACGTAGCGTCCGGCGTGATGCGGACGGCGAGCGCCTTGCGAATGAGCGGGGCCATGCGAATGCACAAGCCCGCTCGCTGGCTGAGCGCGAATGGCGCAAGAGCGAGCGCTTCACGGCGCGGCAAGCGGACGGGAACAGGCGTCCCGACAAGCGGGAGCGCGAGGCAGCGCGAGAGGCGAGGCGTGAGCGCAACGCGCTGACAGGCCGGGCGCTGGTCTACGTGAAGGGGCGAGCGCCTAGCAGCGTGCCCGTGCACATCCCGAGCATGCAAAGCGTGCAGCGTGTGAACGCATCCGCGAAGAATCCGGGCAACGGGAATATCCGTGCCCTCACGAACAAGCGGGCCGAAGCGTTCGGCCTGCTCCCGAAGCGCACCTAGCGCAAACACGTCCACAGGAGGACATGAGCATGAGCAAGCACAATCCCGTTGCCGCGAACGAGGCGGCCGTCGCAACGCTGCTGAGCCGCAGCGTTGCGGACGTATCCATCACGACGCTCGACCAGCGCATCGCCGGATCGCACCAGCGTTTCGCCGCCGAGTGGGACGACCTGCACGACATCGCGGTCATCGCACTGGCGCACGCCGCCACGCACGGGGACTACACCCGGATGCAGGCGCTGTGGTCCGGGCACCGAGCGCCCGTCCGTAAGGCGCTGGCTGGCTGGCTGGGCGAGTGCAGCCCGCTGATCGTGTCGCAGGGCAAGCTCGCGAAGAGCCGCCTGCCGGATGCGCCCGACTACAGCGTGGAAGTGGCGCAGGCGCTGAACCCGGCGGACTGGAAGCAATCGCCCGCTGCGGCGGAACGCTTCCAGCTGGAACAGCTGGCGAAGTACCTCGCGAAGAAGGCGGACGGGCAAACCACGGAAGAGCGCACCGCGAAGGTGTGCGGGAAGCTGGCCCGCGAAGTGCGCCGCCTGATCGACGACACGGAAGAGGCGCAGGCGCTCGAAGAGGCGCAGGCGCTCGAAGAGGCGCAGGCGCTCGAAGAGGCGGGCGCGGTCAACGCCAAGCGCATCGCGGCGGACATGGCCGCGAACCCGGAGCGCACCAGCCACGACGTGAAGGCGGGCGCGGCGCTGGCCTGAGCGAGAGCGGAGAGGGGGACGCAAGTCCCCCGCATCCCCAAGCTCGGATGCGTCCGGGTTTCGGCATGCGGGTACACGTACAGGCGTAAGGCGGACCCGGCCCCCACCGGGCTAGCCCGGCAGGCACGCGAGAACCGCTGTTGCGGTGTCATCGTGCCCCATATTGGGTGTTGTATAACGAATAGATCGCGCAAAACAAGCGGTCATCTGGTGTAATAACGTATGTTATTTGAATAAGAGCTAGACTCTTATTGTCTTACACACCAGTAACCCATTGATTCCAAAGGTGGTGGGGGTAGAGAGAGAGAGAGAGATAATAATTAATTACTACTACTACTACTAGACCCTACTATGAGAGCCGGGCTTTTGAGGCAGTTGATTCAACTACCCGCTCCCTCGCTCCCGGTGCTTCTCTCCGCAAAACGCATTATTAATTATTACTCGGACGTAAGATCCCTTGCGGCTCTAGGCAAGAAGGCGTAATAATGAGTTTCGCCAACAATCAGGCCAACACCATGATTAATTCTTATTCGGCCCTTTCGCGGGCCTTTTTCGATGAATTTCCTGCCTGCAAGCCGAACAGCATGCGCTCTTTCGTGCAGCAACAGATGGGTGGATACCCAGCTTTCGCCGAATGGCTGGAAGCTCATGGCGTGCCCCGCGAAGATGTGCTTGGCACCAAGTTCATGCACACAGCCATGTTGCGGATGGGCACGGATGAGTACAATAGGCGCAGGCGTTTGAACAGCGCCGACGTAGCAACGCTGCACGACATCGTGCACAAGCTGCGCACCTTGGTGCCTATGGAGCGCGAGGAACCGTTGAACAGGTCCGAACAAAGGGACGCCGCCCGCATCAGCGCGCTGCTCGCGCGCATGATCGTCAAGCGCGCGAAGCGGGACCGGCGCACGGCCAACACGAAAGCCGTGCGCGCACAGCGCGCTTGGGTGCGCGAGCAACAACAGCACGCCGAGGACATGGCGCATGTCGATCCCGACTAGCACCCTTGGCAGGCACCTGTCCATCGGCAAGCTCGATGGCGCTTATCGCGCTGCCCCATTCGTCCTCGCGCAGGGCACGCAGGAAATCCTCGCGGTGCTGTGCGGCCCATTCAACCAAGACGACCCCAAGCACATCCGCACCGTTGCCTATGAGCCCACCGAGGTCATGATCCCGGCGTTGTATTCCAGCACCCGCACCAAGACCATCGCGCAGACGCGCACGCTGCTGCACTCACTGATACCCGCAACGATGCTGCTCTGGTCTGGTAACATGAGCCCCGCACCACAAGCACCGTTCCACATCTGGTTGTCGATGAATCCCGCTTGGCACAAGGTGGTGCCGTCCATGTACAAACGACTGGTGCAAAGGTGATCCCGATAGCCCGAGCGGAATCCCCGGTATTCCGCCTGATGCATGGCGGCAATCCCATGCTGACCGTCTACACGGCCAGACGTTACCCGCTGGACTTCCCGCAGCGCATGGTGCTGACGCTCTACGAGCCGCTCGCTGTGCGCAATGGCGACGTCGTAACATCCAGACCCATCGAGCGTACTGTCCACACGCGCTCGACGCAGGAGCTTCGCGGTGTCATCGACCAGACGGCCCCGATAGCCATGCTGCTGTGGGCGGACACGGCCACCACGTACATGCGCGCCAGCGGCTACAAAGCCAGAATCCAAGTGATGACACGGTCCATGGACTGGTGCGTATCTCTCTGCCCGCGCAGCCTGAGACGGCTGTTCGACGCGGAATCCGTACACTCGGCATTCAGGTAGGGAGACTACCCGCATGAACAGCTTCTTCCCGTGTGGACGACGCCAGCGCGTGCGCTATCCAGACGCGAACTGGCGCTTTCCCACAGGACAGTGGCAGCAACGCTGGCCCGCCACGCGGTTCCGCACGCGCGGGCTGCATGCCGACACGCCCCGGCGAGCAAACCGCTTCGCCATCGCCTCTTACAACCAATCGAGGTACTGAATGAACACGAACCAGACCATCGCCGACATCATCTCTGGCAACTACATCCTCGTTGACCTGCGCATCTCGGCATGGGACGCAGCGCGCACGGACAAGGACGCGTCCGACGAGATCACGGCAACCAAGAGCGCGAAGAAAGGCAGCGCACGCGTCATCAAGAACCTTATGGCTGGCGCGGACGACCGCTTGCGCGCTGTGCGCATGCAGGGCCGCGCGCTGCGCTCTCTGGTAGACGCCACCACGGCGACGTGGGCCGACGCGCAGCGCATCTTCCCCGCGAACAAGTACATGACGCTGGTGCCGCAGTACGAGCAGATGGTCCAGACCTTCGACAACCTCAAGGCCGAATTCTTCGCGCACTACCAGTCGGACATGCAGTTGGCGATGATGAACCTCGGCGGGCTGGCAACGCAGGACGACTACCCGGACATCAATGACCTGTGGAACAAGTTCGGCATCCAGCTGCGCTATCTCCCGGTGCCGTCTCTCGATGACTACTCGCGTATCGCTCTCCCCCCTGCCATCGCCCAAGAACTCGCAAACAGGATGGCCGACGACCTGCAACAGAAAGCCGACGCGGCCAGTGCGCAAGCCAAGGAGACGCTCATCAAAGAGCTTGACCGCATGGCAACGCAACTCGGCAAGCTGGTAGCAGGAGAGCCGACGCGGCTCTACGACACGCTGGTGACGAACATGCGCGCTGCCGCGAGCGCCATCGAGGATACGAACTTCGCATCGGACCCGCATCTCGCGCAGCTGGCTGCGCAGATCAAGACGTCGTTGGTGCCGGACTACCGTACCAAGGACGACTTTCGCGACAGCGTACCGCTGGCCCGAGCAGCGCTCACCGAACTGGGAGCGATCAAGCAACAGCTGGTGCCGCCGCCCATCATCGCCACGGTGCCCGTTGCGGTGTCATCGCTGCCGCCTGCGGACGTGCAGGGCATAGCCATCCCGAGCGGGCAGGACCTCCGTGAGCAGATCGCGGGCACCTTTGGCGTCACGCCGGAGATTGTGCAGGAAGTGTTCGACAACACGGCGCAAGAAGAACTTGTCGTCCCTGTTCTCGACTCGCGTGGACGCACGCCCGAGCAGCGCCAAGAGGAAGCGAACTGGGCCGCCGAGCAGTCCGAGCAGGAAGCCATGGACGCCAAGGCTGCGCGCGAGGCTGCGGCTGCACTCGACGACGACTTCCTCGACGAGATCGACAAGTGGCTGGGAACGTCTCCCAGCGCGCCACCCGAGCCGCTGGTGACTGCACAAGTCGCGGCTCCCGTACCGGTAGCCCCGGTGAAGGCCACCCCGCCGCCGGTCCCGCGCCCGGAGCCTGTGCCGGTCCAGAAAAGCGACCTGCTGGCTCAACTGGCAGCGATGGCGGACACGGATGCCCTCTCCGAGGGAACCGACCTGCTCGACGACAGCTGGTGATGAAAGCCTGCCGCTTGTGCCTGCGCCTGTTGCCAATCAGCGAATACTACGCTGATTACCACAGGCACGATGGGCGCATGACCGCGTGCAAGCTATGCACCAAGCTGGCGCGGCGTGAGTATGCCGCCCGTAACAAGGCGGTAATCCAGCGGCGAAACAAGCGTTACTACGAGCGCAACAAGGACAAGCTGGCCGTGTACCAGCACACTTGGCGAACACGCAACGCCGACAAGCTGAAAAAGCAACGCGAAGCCAAGCGCGCAACAGCCGAGTACAAGGCCCGGTTCAGCAGCTACGTCGCTGCGAGAAAAGCAAAACAGAAAACAGAGTGTACGCCGGAAGAGCGTGCCGCCATGCTTCGTTTGTACCGATACGCCCGCGCATTGAGTCGCGTAACAGGAACGCGCTATGTGGTAGATCACATAGTGCCTATTGCCAAGGGAGGAGTACATCACCCAAGCAACTTGAGAGTGTGCACAGCGGAAGAAAACTCAGCCAAGTACGCATCGACTGTGTGGAACGTGCGCCCATGGCTGCAACGCGAACTACGCTTGGTGTTGTCGAACACGGACCACAAGCTGGTAGCTTTCCGCGTCGAAGAAATACATCGCCTTCTATCAACCTGCATTTGAGGAACCCAAAATGAAGCTCTCGGATTTTCTTGTTTCCTCCAACGTGCGCCGCATGTACGAGTCCAAGATGGCGGTGCACATCGAAAGCGTGCCCGGCAGCGGCAAGACGAGCGTCATGCGAAAGCTGCCGGAAGTGCTGTCCAACATCTACGGCGAGCAGTTCGGCTACGTCGAAGTGTGCCTGAGCCACATGGACACGCCCGACGTGCACGGTATCCCCATCCCGGCCAAGGACACGGACGGCGTGGTGCGCGTGAAGCTGGCGCGTGCGTACATCGCCAACCTCATCGAAGCCACCGGCTGCAAGTTCGGCGTGCTGAACCTCGACGAGTTCGCGCAGTGCGACCCGGCGATGCAGAAGGTCAGCACCAAGATCACGCTCGACCGCATGATCGGCGACTACGCGATCCCCGAGGGCTGGATGGTGGTGATGACCAGCAACTCTACCAAGCACAGGTCCGGGGCAAACGCGTTGCTGGCGCATGCTAGAAACAGGATCATGATGTTCTCGTTCCCCGTTGACCTCGACGGGTGGCGTACCAACTTCGCGGAGCCGCGTGGCCTGCACTTCCTCTGGCCCGCGTTCACGGAGTTCTCCGCGTCCAGCTTCGCGCACGAAGTGCCGCCCCCGGACGGCGCGTTCTGCACGCTGCGCTCCTTCACGGGCCTGCACGACATCATCGTGGGGCCGGGCCAGCTGGCGGACCGCACCTGCGCGCTGAACCTCGACGACTTCGCGCTGGATGCCAGCATCGCCACCATCGGCGAGGCCGAGGCCACGAAGGCGTTCGCGTTCTTCAAGACGCACTCGGAATTGCCGAGCTTCGCCGAGATCGAAGCGAACCCGGCTGGCGCGAAGTGCCCCGGACCTGACCGTATGGACGTGGTGTATCAGGTCATGGGCCTGCTCGACCAGAAGGTCAACGGACGCAACGTGGACAAGGTGTTCCCCTACGTGCAGCGCATGCCGCGCGAGTTCCACGTCGCCATGGTGCGCAAGTTCCTGAACCGCAGCGGCGGTGGCGTCATGCTGAACGCCCCGTCGATCCGCGCCTTCCTGACCGACCCGAAGAACAAGGCGCTGGTCATGTCCGGCGTTGCAGGAGACCAGCGCTGATGGACGCGGGGAGTAAGGCCGCTGCGGTGTCATCGCCGCCCGTGGAGGCGTACAAGAGCGTGGAGCGCATGGTGAAGACCGTGCGCATCGTGGTGCGCAACGTCTACGGCCAGCTGGTGTGCTACCCGGCCTGCGAGCGCGCGGACCTGTTCGCCGAGATCGCAGGCACGCGCACGCTCTCGCACCGTACCCTCGCTCTGGCCGAGCGGCTGGGCTACACGATCCACAACGACACACCTGTCATCGACTGGAGAAAAGCACGATGAACAAGACCCTGATGGCAATGAGCGTTGCCGGTTCCACCGTGGACCCCAACGCTCCCCCGGACAGTTACAGCCTGACGCGCAGCCCCGGCATGGTGGAGGCCCTGAGCCGCCTCATGCTCACGCAGCCGTTCTTCGCGAGCCTGCTGCACTGGCTGAAGCTGTACCAGACCGACAGCCCGGCGATCCCGACGGCGGCCACCGACGGCTACAGCATGTGGTACAACGCGCCGTGGTACGACGCGCTCCCGCTCGACGAACGTGTTGGCGTGCTGGCGCACGAACTGCTCCACGTCATGTTCGACCACATGGGACGCAGCGCTGCCTATCAGGATCAGGGCATCGGCCCCGACTTCAAGCCGTGGGAACACGACCGCTACAACGTGGCGGCGGACTACGTCATCAACTCCATTTTGCAGGCCGGAAGTATCCGGCTCCCGAAGTCAGCGTTGCTGGACCCGAAAATAGCAACGCCCGACGATCAGGCGGACGACGTGTACTGCAAGGTCCCCAGCCCGCCCAAGCGCGGCGGAGGCGGTCACGGTGGCTTCGACAGGCACCTGCGCCCGCCGCCGACCCAGCGCCCGCGCAACCCGGCTGCCGTGAAGGCAGACGTGGCTGGCGCACGGCAAGCTGCGAGAGAAGCTGGCAACATGCCCGCCGCACTCGACCGTATCATCGGCGACCTGCTCGAACCGGTGATCCCGTGGCCCGAGAAGCTGCGCGAGTTTTGGGTGCGGGAGACCATCGGCAGGGACACGCAGACCTACAAGCGGCTGAACCGCCGCTGGCTCACGCGGTTCCCGTCGCTGCCGCTCATCTACCCCGGTCGCATGGGCTTCGCTCCTGTGGACGTGGTCGTGCAGATCGACACCAGCGGCTCCATCGGCGAGAAAGAAGTCACGAACTTCCTGACCGAAGTGGCTGGCATCATGCGCGATGCGATGCCCGAGAACCTGCACATCCTGTGGGTGGACGCTGAAGTCGCAGGGACCGACCATCTCACGCACAACGACAGCCCGGAGATTCTCCGCACGCTGAAGGCGAAGGGCGGCGGTGGCACGGACATGCGCGAGGGGTTCCTGTGGATCGACGAGAACCTCCAGCAGCGCGACATCGTGCACATCATCATGACCGACTGCTACACGCCATGGCCTGACGAAGCGCCCGAGTGGCCGGTATTCGTGCTGTCCACGACCGACGCCGAGTCGCCCGAGTGGGCACGCAGGGAGAACTACAACCAGTGAACAGGGGCAACGTGACCGGACTGTACGTCCCCACGCCGGAGGAACTCCGTGCGTGGGCCGACAACCCTGCGGCCAACGGCATCGTGCCTGTCTTCCCGGCGACGTTGCGAAACCTAGCCGAGGAGATCGAGCGGCTTCGCGCTATCTGTATGCGCGACGAACCCGCCATGTTCAAGGCGGCACAGGAAGACGACGAGCGCATGGCTCAGCTGGAAACCGACGCGCGCGAACTCTACGAGTATGCGGAAGACGCGCTCGCCGAGGAAACCAACAACCCGCGCGCGGACGAACTGCGCGAGCGGTACGCCACGCGCGCCGTCACGAGGAAGAAGCCATGAGCCACCCCGACGCACTGACCAAGAGCGAGCAGGCGAACTACAACACGTTCCTGCGCGCAGCCGGCAACGGCGACCTCGCGCTCATGTCATGCCACGACAAACGCAGCGGGCTGCGCGTGCCGATCATCTGTGCGGTGTCACAGGACGCGGACGGCACCGTGACCTTCACGCCCTTGGCGCAGCTACTGGATGGCACGCAGTACGAGTGGCTGGACCCGCCGACATGAACGCCAACAAGCACCAGCGCCTGTACGTCACGCAGCTGGTTAAACGAGATCGCACGGGTCACTCTGGTGGGAACGTAGTCACCAAGCTGGTGCGCGATCACATCGTGGTGCACGGCATGTGGGGCAGGTCACCGTGGAAACAGGAGAACTACCGGGAACACCACCGGGAGTTCACCAACTTCGCCGATGCCATCCACTACCACGATGAGCTTTCGCTGAAGATCGCGCTCATGCTGGGCACCAATCAAATGACAACGTGGAGTCACCCGAAATGTCCGCTGCCTTTTCCGTTGGCGACCAAGTGATCGACCGCTGGTGGACCGAGATGGGCGTGGGCACCGTGACCATGGTGACGCGCGAGTACACCACCGTGCAGTGGAACACGAAGAGCAAGACCAGCAAGTACACACCCGCTGGCCTCAACTGGCTGCAACACGCGCCCGAGGAACAAGCCGATGGTAAAGACGAACAACCGTGAAGCACGCCAGTGCGTGTGCTTCCATCTGGAATTCAAGGCCAACAATATTTTCGGCGAGAACGCCCCGAGCGGCGTCTATGTCGTGTACTCGTATGGCAGGCATTGGCCGATGTTCGCGTACATCGGAGATGTCTGGTACGAGAACAGCGACCGCTTCAGCCCGACGACCAGCAAGCATCGCAGCCAAGTATGCCCGCCCGTGGACACGGTAAAGCTCCCATGCGTGGAGATGCAGATGCTCATCAAGGAAGGCCGCAACTACAAACCCAGCGCAGCGGTCATCATTGCCGCTGAATTCAACACGCCAGAAGGTGCAGTGTCATGAGCGACAAGTCCCATGTGACCATGGAGCAGCAAGTGTGCGCCGTGTGCGGCAAGAAATTCTCGACCGGGAACATACTGCTGGACAGGAAGCTGCGCAATGCCTTCGATCAGTACACCGTCACCGGCTACGGCATGTGCGACGAACATGCGAAGCTGCGCGACGACGGCTACGTGGCGCTGATCGCCATGGACCCGGAGAAGTCCAGCACGCAGGGCGACAGTGTTCGCCTCGACGACGTGTTCCGCACGGGCACCGTCGCGCATGTGCGCAAGTCCCTGTGGGCGAAGATCATTCGTCAGCCCGAAATGACGCAGGAACAGCTGCTGGAGAAACCGTTCGTGTTCGTCACTGACGACTTCATCACGGCGCTTGCCAAGATCACCAACAGCGCCAACTAGGAGACCGCCGTGCTTCGCGTGCTGATTTACTTCGCTCGCCTGTTCATCATGTGGGTGGGCGTCAAGCTGATGGGACTCGACAGCCTGACGTGGTGGCAAGCCACTGGCTGCATGCTGATGTTCATCGCCGGTACGTTCGA